TCATCAAGCACACTTACTGGATCTGGTGTAGTTCTAATATAAGTTGTCATTCGTTTGGCCAATCTCCATCTAGCACCATCAATCCAATGGCACTGTAGTTCATCATATCTAGAAAGCTATCTCTTAGGCTTTCGTTTTCTGGTGTAGCTCCAGAATCAACAAGGTTATTAATCCTAGAAAGCTTATCGTGCATTCGTACACGCAACCCATTTACTGGGCCGCCTGGACTAAAGGCAATGTTTTTTGGACCATAGTCCATCTGCTTCTTAACTAGTACATCTTTTGCTTCACTATAGTACTTCTGTGCCATGGCCTCGAAGTCTTTAATCTCCATTATATTCCTTAGCTATATCATTTATTATTTGCTCTAAAGAATACTGTGGCTCCCACCCAGTATCATTAGTTATCTTTTTAGTATCTGCAACTCTTCTGTCGGTGTCTTCGTATCCAGGACCATAGGCGGTATCGTAATCTATCATAGAAACAGTTGACATTGATCTTGTCTGCCTAATCACGGTGTCTGCAAGGGAGAGGATTGACACTTCTTTGCTACCGCCAATGTTGTATGCCTCACCAAACCTGCCAGACTGTGTGAGCATATAGATAGCCCTCACTGTGTCTAAAACATGGCAGAAAGATCTAGTCTGAAGCCCAGAGCCATATACTGACAAAGGCTTATTCTCCACGGCAGCCTTTACAAATCTAGGAAGGACCATTCCGTATTCCCCAGACTGCCTTGGACCAACAGAATTAAAAATTCTTCCAGTAACAAATCTTAGGCCCCTATCTTTTTGATAAAAGTTTGCAAGGGCCTCCCCAATAGCTTTAGACTGTCCATACGACCATCTAATTACATCTGGTGATCCAAATACGCTGGCTGTAGTCTCTTTAAATGGCACTTCTGGGCTTGTACCATATGCCTCAGATGTGGATGCAAAAAAGATTGGCTTATCCAACATGGCAGCGACACGAAACATCGTGTCTGTATTATTAATATTATTATTAATAAGCTGTGGAGTCTTGTCCATTGTATTTTTAACTCCAACAGTTGCAGCCAAGTGAATTATCCAGTCAGCATGTTGTGCCTCAACTATCATAGCTTCGTAGTTAGCCATGTTCATTGGAACCAGCCTAACACCAGCAGATAACAGATTGTCTACCTTACCAGTAGACATGTCATCTACAACGACTACCTCATGCCCCTCCTCTACCAACAGGTTAGACAGATGAGATCCTATAAACCCAGCACCACCAGTTACTAAATATCTCAATACAGCCTTTCACAATCTATCGTAGGAATCTTTGGCAGCAGACTCTGCTCTAAAGTTTTATGTCTGTTCACAATTATAGCAAGGTCGTATCCATCTGTCAATGCCCTTGATGTCTCGTCACCGTACCGTTTTATAACATCGTCATGCCAGTCCACTGAAGCACCAGAATCTCTAAGCATTGCGATTAACTCCAATGCCTTTGACTCCCTTACATCGGCAGTGTCAGCCTTATATGTTATGCCAACCACCAAAATCTTTTTACCGCTTAGATTGCCCAGCTTACGCATAGCCAGCTCATGTATAAACTGTATACCGTCTGCATTAGCCATCAGAGCTGCTTCTAACGTCTTTATAGGTAGCCCTAATCTATTTGCACTGTCAATCAGGAATTGTGGGTCTACGGGTATACAGTGACCTCCCACGCCAAGTCCAGGCTTAAATGGCATAAAACCATATGGCTTAGTGGATGCCAGCTCTATAACATTAGAAGCCTTCACGCCAGATCTATACAGGAACTTGCTCATTTCATTTACAAAAGAAATGTTAAGTAGTCTAAATGAGTTCTCTAAAAGTTTAGCTGCTTCGGCTTCTTCTGGTAAATTAGCTGTAATAACCTCTTCGCACATTGAAGAGTAAAACTCTGTTGCAATTGCAGCAGCCGTTGGCCCAATGCCCGACACAATCTTTGGAGTGTTTGTAATAGTATAACTAGAGTTGCCTGGATCAATTCTCTCTGGTGAGTAAGCTACGAATACATTACGATCCTTATACTCTTCGGCTACCAAGGAGGTAAAACCAATAGAAACTGTAGACTCTATACATAGCAATGCACCAGCCTTAATGTGCTGCATTACACGATATATTGCATCAGATATGCCAAGGTGTCCGTCTGCTGGGGTTGGCGTGCAGATTAGAACTATGTCGGATTGAGATATGTCATCATACAGGGTACTAGTCTTGTACTCAGATACCGAATCTAATACCGCCTGTGAAGTATCAATCCCGATAACAGAATGACCAGAGGCAACTGCTGCTAAAGAAATCTCTCTACCAACGTACCCCTGGCCAATTACTGCTACTGAACTAATACTAATATCCTTCGTCGTGCTCTACACCATGCTTGCCGTCAATATATTTGTGTGCTTTACGTAATGCAATTCCTCGTGTAAGTAGAAATGTTGCGGCAACGAATACTGCATTCCAAAAGAATTCTGCAACTACATGCTCTAATCCAAAAGTAATCTCAATAATACCTTCTAGGAAGGTCTCACCCTCGTGTCCGTGTTCCATTTTTTGTCTCTCTCTTATTGTGTTATAACAATTATACCCTTATTGAAAACGATTGTCAAGCGGCTAATAGATTTAGCTTATCTGGTTGGAAACCTGCCCAGTTGCCTGCATCTGAAACAACTACTGGTGCTGCCTGAAAACCCATTCCTAGAATCATCTCTAGTGCTGCTGGATCTTCTGTGATATCAACAGTATCATACTCTACCCCTGCCTTGTCTAGGTATCTCTTTGTCATGTCGCATTGCACGCATGCTGGCTTGGTATAAACTGTTGTCATTTAAATCTCCTAAGGTCGTTACATCTATTATACCTTTAGATTTGCCTAGCTGTCAATATGTAGATTACATTTTTATAACAAAGGCTAACAAGATATGTCTACATTTAGATTTATCGTTGCCCTGTAGTCATGTTTTGAGGGGTGCTCCCATGTATGGAAGTAGTCACCGTTAAAGAGAAGTGCACCACCGCCAACAGGAGAAAACCTCTTTAGCTCCTCTAGATCCTCTTCTGTGTGGAAATGGCCGTCTACTTTCTGTGTAAATAGAATTGTATCTCCATCTGAGTCGTTTAGATAGTATATAAAAACAAAATGCTTATTTTCATTTCTTAGATCAACGTGTGGTACTGTTGGCCTGGTGTCTAGGCTAGTAAAAGATATGTTTGTCCTAGTCCTAAATACCTCATTAAGAACTAGGCTGTGCTTTTCAGCAAACTTTAAAAATATAGATTTGGCTATTGGCCTCATCATATCTGCTTCATGTATGTTGTTGCTTCCAGCAACCATGATTGGTCTGTCTAGAAACCTATCTCCAGGAATGCCAGTATAGCCATCTGTTGCAGCCCCAATGCTATGGGTCTCAAAGTGAAAGTCAGCGTCCCTAGTCTGCATTAAGATCTCATGAGCCTCATCTTTAGAAAGAAGCTCAGTATCATAAATGTATATTGGGAGATTGCTTTCAATCATTGATGGCTAAAACAACTCTCTAAGGCTAACAGACTTGGTGTGGTCCTTGCCAAAATCAGCAAATAATGCCTTGTCTTCTTGCTGCTTAACAATCTTTCTTGACCAACTGAAGCCAGCGTCTCCGCCCCAGGCATCCCACATGATTCTTCCATTAGATGGATTGCTGGTATTGTTAAAGTCTTTGCCCTTTTTGTCCACTTCATGACGAGAGAAGAAAGAATACATACGCTTAACTACACTAAGAGACATTGATCGCCCTGCTACGATGTCTCTTGCCCTGCCCCAACCGACTGGAGTTCCAGCACCCGTAGCCTTACCATCCTCTTTCCACTTAATTGCTCGTCTTGCAGCGGATTTCATTCCAGCTGTAGGTGCGTAACCGTCTGCCTTCAAAAACTTTTCATTCTCTTCATCATTAATGCCGATCTTTAAGTCATCAACAATGGTGGCGTCGCTAGCTAGCATACCGATAGAGTAGGCTGTTGGATAGTACATATCGTCATCTTTTTCATAGACCCTAACAGCCATAGCTGGGTTTTCTGGATTGGACTCGATTGCATACTCTGTTCCTGGTACACCATACACACCGCCCTCAAGCATGACATGCTCTACAAGACCAACTACTGGGCCTTCGCTAGTCATACCAATAACCATATCCCCCTCGTGTGGAATCCAGTCTGCCATTAGTGTGCCATCTGGCATTCTGTGGTATCCCTCTGGAGTGTCAGCCTTGTCCATCGAGTCAGCTTTCTTAGATGGAACGCAATTTGGAACTGGTTTGCCACCTTTTCCAGGCTTCATCCCACGCTGAACGTACCCATCCCAACAGGGTGCCTGCTTGTCTAGACTATCTTCTGTGCTCATCCTATTCGCCATCTTTCTTTAAGATGCCTTTAGCACCAAAATAACCACCAATAATACCGATAACACCACCAAGTGCTGTTTGAACAAGAGTCATAACTTCAGCAGATACGTCTACTGGCTCTCCAGTTTGGGTTGTCTCAATGGCCGCAACCACATAGTCACCAACAATTGCAACTAAAATTGCAAGCATTACACCAGTGGCAAGCACTAGCATTACCTTATCCTTTATAATAGAATCTTTTTTATCATTCATAGATTAATTATATCATAACAATATAAGCTTAGAGATCTCTGGGCAGTATAGATACTTAATACCAGACTCCTTGCAAGTTCTGATTGCATCATCCATATTTTCTACCAGGGTGTCTCCAGCCAGATTAAATGATGTATTCAATAGCATTGGGATTCCAGTGATATTATAGAATGATTCGATTAACTCATAGTAGTTACTGTTTTGATCGGCTGATACCGTCTGAATCCTTGATGTTCCATCGTTGTGCTGTAGGGCAGGGACGACATCCCTCTTGTCTGGCAAAGTCTCGACGGCGAACATCATCTCTGGGCTGCTAGAGAGTGTTTGCATGTCAAACCAGTCGGGGGCACGCTCCTCTAGAACTGAGCCAGCAAATGGTCTGAAGTATTCTCTTTTCTTGATAGTATTAACAACATCTCTTCCATCTGGATCTCTTGGGTCATAAAGAATTGACCTATTACCTAGGGCCCTAGGCCCTGACTCAGCCCTTCCCTGGTAGATAGCCACTACATTTCTCTCAGATAGCAGCTTAGCTACATGGTCTGACGTCACGTCAATGGACTGGGTGTCTGAGAAGACCTCGTGGTTAGCCTGTGATCCAAGATACATCCTATTGATTGGCATAGATGGCTTGTTGGTTAGCTTCTTATAAAGCCACTGGGCTGCCCCGATAGCGGTACCAGAGTCACTGGAGTTTGGCTCTACATAGAAGTTAATGTCTGGAAACTCTTTAAGATACTTGTAGTTATTGACACAGTTAAGAAAGTACCCACCGCTAAGGCAAATATTTTTGCTGCCAGACATCTCTATAGTTTTCTTAATAAGGCTAATAGATACATCCAAAGAATCATTCTGTACCCTATATGCCAAATTCTCATCCGAGATATCGCTATTCAAAATTTCTGGGTTGGCAACTCCATCAACAAATGCCCTGGGATCTGATGGATTATCAACGCCATAGGCAGATAGGCCCATAACTTTTCCTGCATTATGATAAGAATTAAATATTTTAATGCCTGCTGCACTGAACATTTTACCTAAACTCAAATTGGAGGGGTATATTGTATAGGGGTAATTTAGTGGCAGCCTCTCAGAGCATTTGGTGAAGTGTGGCATGCTGCTTAGCTCAATCGCAAGCTCCCCGTATCTCCAGGATGAATGCTGAGTAATCAAGTTTTTATGAAGAGTCTCAATATCTTTAGAGGCATGGTAGATAGTTTCGGATTCCCTGTAAAGATTCTCTCCGTCATAGAATGCTTGGCCTGCTCCATCTGCCACCAAGATCCCAGCATCCCCAAAGCCTGAGTTATAAAATGCAACGTTTGCATGTGCCAAGTGATGGTCTCTGAGCCAGTATGCCTGGTACTTCTCATTGTTACTAAGATGCTTAGTCTTACCAATTGATACAAGTAGGTATGAAAGCAGGTCTCTGGCATTTAGCTCATATGGGAAGGCACCAACAAAAACAATATGCCGTGGGTCATGGAGTCTCATGGCCTTGGCAAAGCTATTTATGAAACCAGTAGTATGCTTCTCGTGTGTAATCCTTTCCTCTTCTTGGTAAAAGATTACTGAACCATCCTCGATAACGCATACGCTACCGTCATGCGACATGTTTACGCCAAGGACCTTCATCCTAGAAGATTGCCTGCCATGAATACCTCTGCCTTTTTAGCATGAATAAATGTTCCACGCCAGCTATCGTGTGACCTAACGCCAGTCTCCCAGTAACCTGGCAAGTTGTCGTACTCAGTAATAGCCTTATACTTTAGGTGAGCGTGCTCGCTTACGTCAACATATATGTCTGGGCTAAATTCCCTGTACTTAAGATGATATGGGTGAGAAGACATATACCAAAGCTCAGTGGGCTGCTTACGGGCCAACACTCTTCCTAGGTTATGACAAACCTGATGATCCTGATGCCAATCCTCTCTCCAATGAGTAACTATTCTATCAAAGTCTACGTCTACGAAGTGTGCCTCGATGTCTGCAATCATATCAGAGTTTACGGAGAGGCTACCCCTATCTCCTGGCCAGAGGATTGCTTCGTAGCCCAGGTGCTCCCTAGCAAAGCCAAGGGAGTCTATCTGCTTAACATCGGAAACAAGAATTAAGTTTACAACATTGTGCCCCTCTGACACCCATTTGGCAACAGATCCACCACATGACATCTCTAAGTCATCTGGGTGTGCAGAAATAATTAGAATATTCTTCATGCTTAAATTATATCCTATCTGCTAGATACCTGTCAAGGGCTTGTGGCGTACCTAGGTCGTGCATCTTGCTAACGTAGATAGGAACAATGCTTAAGCCATCACTAATAGCATAGTTGTAAACTGGTGCAATATAAAACTCTCCGTTTACCCTGTCATTCCTAGAAATCATTTGTTCAGCATATTTAACAAAATCTTTTCCACGCTTCCAGTAGTGTATTCCCACCAAAGCATCCTCACTAATAGGATCTTTCTCTGCCACTTCAACCACCCTGTTATCTATCACTCTTGCAAAGGACCATCTATTACCGCCTGCCTTGAATAGCATAAGTCCACCGTCGTGTGCTTGAGCTAGGCTCAGGTCTGAGGGGTTCCACTCTATCATCTGATCAGAATTCATTATTACAAGCTCTTCATCATTGTTTATATAATCTCTAGCTAATAGTGCACTAACAGCTGGGCCATCTAAAACTCTGTCAACATTTATTACGAAGTAGTTATTTCTTTCCAGCTGGAAGCGTGAGACTGCTATTACCATTCCATCTAGCCCAAGTGATTCTATGGCATGCTCGTACATTGGCTTGCCATTAATTTCTATCAGTGGTTTTGGTAGGCTGTATCTACTGCCAGCGAACCTGCTTCCTGCTCCTGCCATAAGCAGTAGAATATTCACTATGCCCCCAGCTCCATCAAAATCTTTTCAGCAGCATCTAAAAACTTTTCTACATGGTCTGGTCTATCCGAGTGTAGTGGGCACATCGATATAAACAAAGATGCCTCATATATACGTAGCATCTCGTATGAAAGTCCAACAGACTTTATGTATTGCAAGAAATATTCCTGTATATCTCTGCTATGATTCTCTGGGACATCATTAACTATAAAGTCATATCCACCCAAGATGCACTGGCTCAGCTTAGCCATGTCATAATACTCATCCATCCAGATGCTGTCACTGCCCCTTGGATCTATAAATCTAACCATACCGTCTTCACAAAGAATTATATTTGACAGGCAAAGGTCACCGTGTGACTCTATGCTGTCTATACTATAGGGTGTGATATTAAGAATGTGCTCTTCAAGCCTGTCACAAAGTGGGATGGCACGATCGCTAACAAAGTCAGTCACCCTTGACCTTGCTTTTATTGTTGTTGACTGAAGCATACTGTTCCAGGAATTAGCTGTCGTCCTTGTATTTCTCTTAGCTGCTTTCTTAAATGAATCTACAGAGTCCACAATCTTTACAAAGTCAGACATCTCCAGGCTTTTAGATGAATAAAGACCTCCTGCGTCTGGAGATCTCCAGAACTTCATCCTATAGCTTGCCCTACCTTCTGAGATAGACAACTGATAGGGCTGAACCATGAAATGCTTTAAATCGTCAGATATACTATAAAAGTATGCGTGCTCATTAATAATCTTTTCTAAATTTCTGGAAGACTTTATAACTTCATCTCCAGATACAGTAACAGAGTTAAAGCTTCTGGATATAAAGCTTCCATAATCTAAATTAAGTTTATTCATTATGAAAACAATTATACCAGGATAATGGTGTATAATATTTGTACATGTCAATATTTGCAGAGTTTCAAGCTTATAAGGAGAGTAAGGGTTGCCATGACTGTGAGGTCAGATACCCCCACTATATCCTTGAATTTGATCACCGCCCAGAGAAAAAGAAGGTGGACATAGTCTATCGTGTTTTGAAAAAATATGGTCGGGAAGCTGCTTGGCAGGAAGTAAGTAAGTGTGACGTTGTTTGCTCCAACTGCCATAAGAAAAGAACATATGAAAGAGAGCAACGTGCTAATAGACGATAACTTTTTGCCAGATGCCGCCGTCAGGGACATATCTGATAGGGTAATTATAAATGGTTTAGACATTCCATGGACCCTTGCATATCGAACAGATACCCCAAATGGGCCATATGCAGTTGATGACCAAAATGTTACCCAGAGCTATCAGTTTGCAGCAGGACTTAGAGAGGGTACTCAGGCCTATGAATATTTTATGCAGGTCTTTAGGGCCTTCACACTGAAGCATAGGATAGAGGTTAATAAAATTATCAGAGTTAAGCTAAACTGGTTGCCCAGATCTTTTTCTTCTTCTGGGTATCACACCCCCCACGTTGACTTTGACTCTGAACATAAAGTATTCCTGTATTATATAAATAACTCTGACGGAGACACTGTATTTTTTAATGAAACGCTGTCCGAACAGGTGCCAGAATCATTTAGCGAAGATGTTAGGGTTAACCCTGTAGCAGGCAGAGGAGTAGTTTTTAATGGCAACGTATACCATGCATCATCATCCCCAGTAAATAATGAGTTCAGGTGTATTCTAAATATTGACTTTGCTTAATAATTCTTTAGATAGTCAAACATTGGGGTAGATCTAATTCTACTTGCCACATCAATTCCATCTCTGTATTCAACAACTGGTACTGAAACCTTATTTAGGTTGACTGAAAAGGCTAGATCCGATAGGTGGTGGTGCCAGCTAGGACGAAGTCGGCGTGCTGAGTCTGGAGCAAGAATTAGTGTAGAAATCTCAACTACCGTGGTTCCTGGTCTCATGAATACTGAGCTGGTTAATCCAGCACCACTTACACCAGCAACAATTTTAGATTCTTTCATTATGGACATCTGCTCAACAAAGCTTCCCATCTCTTCAAAGTAAACAATCTCGAATCCCATCTCTACAAAAAGCTGCTCAAGGTGCTCTTCATTATACACTCGGCAGTCGTCTGTAAGCATAGAATTATTTGTATAGTGTTCATCTGAAAAGCCCCTGCCGTTAATTTTAGATCTAGAGATGTATACTTTTCTATATGGCTTCTCGGAGGTAGCAAGACCATCTGCCAATGAGCCTAGAGCCCTGTAGGTATGTACGGTCTTAGGTATGGAAAATCCTGGTGATGAAACTTCATAAAAGTTATTTATCAATATTTTCCCAGTTATCCTTGTAATTTTTGCACCACGTTCCTGGAGTATAGCTATGCATACATCAAGAACGTCTGTGTCATACTTAACCGACCTAGGGTCTTTGGGGTTATGAATATATAGATCTTCTAAAATGATAATCTCTGCTTCTGGGTATGCGTCAAACCACTCTGCCATAAGGGCTATACCGTCTAATATGGTATGTGCAATAGATGGCATAATTACAACAACAAGCTTTTCTGTTTCGGACCTTAAGTCCGATGCAGCATCTAAAGGATCTGTACTGCTTTGATCAACTATAAGCTCTAGACCATTAATTCCTGCATGGGCATGAATTATGTAGTCTTCTTTACGGAAAGTAAGAAAGTCGTATAGAGGATTGTTTATAGAATCTTTAGAATTATTATATAGCAATGCAGTACCTTACTTAGTTAAAGCCCCCACACAGCGACCCTGGATTGGCCCAGAAAATGGTAACTAATCATCCTAAGGTTAGCAAACCCTTGCCCTGTGTGGGGACCTTTTAATTATACCACTAACTAATCGATAGCGATAGTTTTTGGCTTCTTCTCTTCTGGAACATCCTTGTACAAGTCAATGTAAAGAATGCCGTCTGACATACCTGCTCTCCCCACCTCAAAGTATTCTGGCAGTGAGAACGAGCGAACAAACTTTCGTCCAGCAATTCCCTTATACAGGTAATCACTATCATCAGACTCGGCTAGTTCGCCCTTTACGGTTAGGATAGACTTCTCGACAGAGATGTCAATGTCTTCCTTTTTAAATCCAGCTACCGCAAATTCCATAACGAATCGTTCGTTATCTAGTTTACGAACATTGTAGGGTGGGTAGTTGGTTTTCTGTAGTGGTGCATTAAACATTCTGTCAATGTCCTGACTGAATGTTGCAAATGGATCCTTCATGTATAGCGATGCCATCATTTTTGTCCTCCTTATAAAGCGACTGTTGCTCCCCGAATGGGCAAGCAAATATATTATAGCATAAAAAATAGCCCCTGGAAATATCCAAGGGCTATCCTTTATATTGTCTACTGAACTTTCTTTGCAGTTCCTCCGCCACCAGCAGATGGCTTCTTGGCTGCAGGCTTCTTAGCTGGAGCCTTTGGTGCAGACGACTTGGCCTTTGTTGCTGCCTCATCAATCTTAGCTGCAATTTCTCCAGCCACTGAGTCAGCGATACGACCAAAAGCTGGGTCCTTAGTATTTAGGTAGCGAATGACAGTTGGTACTGCAGCTGCCCAAACACCATTAAGAACTCCTAGCCATTCTCCAGTGCCTAGATCTAGTGGCGATGAGACGCCAGCAGATGCCATTGCAGTGGTTACTAGTGCTAGGACTACACCCAGCAGGTTACGTAGATATGAATCAATCATAGCCTTATTCATGTTTCTCTCCTTTTACCAAAGAACTTCATCAGCTATTTGGTGATAGTGTGTATTGCATAATTGTATGCTTCTATTTTCAGTTGTAGTATAGGTTTCTTCTTGTCTATTAAAGCAAGTAGACTCCTCACAAACATCATACAGATACTTGCGTTTTTGTATAGCATCTTTTAGTGCTAACATTGTGTTCCTCCAAATTAGATATACAGTGTATCATACTAATTATCTTTCGGAAGAAATCTTTTAAGCTCTCTAAACTTGGTTAAAAGTTCTTGGGTATCCTGCCCTGGCTTATTAAGCATTTCGAAAAGATCTTTAAGTGTTACCTGGATTTCATCTATGAAGTCAAATGCCCACTGTCTAGATGTAGACAAGAATTTAACAAACTCCTCTGTCTCTCCAAGTCTGAAGTTCTCAAGCTCCTGATGAGCATCCAACAAGGCATTTGATACTGTAAGCTTATCTATCTCAAGCTGTGTTACACGCTCTATTGCTTTGCGATACTTAAGATGCCTATTAATAGATATAGCAGCACCAGAAACAATAGATACTATTGTAGCTATAAACAGTCCTAGCTCCATGCTACTCCTCACTAATTAGCTTAATGATATTCTCCTTAGAAATTGTATCAGATTCTTCAGCATTAATCAAGCTCAAGATCCTATCTCTTTCTCCTAGCACACCCTGTGCGAGAATATAATTAACAAGTTTGTGTTGCTCTTCTGTTAGTTTAGTTTCAGACATCTTCCTTACCTCCTTCTCTAGTTAACATTACGATAGCACCATTGTCTTCCAGTGCTTTCTTGATCCTAATCATGTAGTCTACGGCCATTCTCTTTGTCTCCACATTTGGCAAAGACATGAATACCCTCTCGCTTGCTCTCACTACAAGGAAGTGGTCCTCGTCAATGATATCTAGGTAGAAGCCTTTTGGTGCATAGCTAGACAGTGATTGAACTGCCCTTCTCATTGGATCAGTGTACATTTTGTGTAAGCCTCTTCCATGTTTCTGCCCATTGCTTCTTGGTCTTGTGCCGACCAAATTCCCTGGAAACTTTTCCATGCTCCAGATAGACACCACCCCAGACACCGTATTCCTTTTGAGAAACTCCAACTGCAAAACATTCTCTTGCAACTGGACATCCACCACAAAGCTGCTCTACTGCAGGACGGAGCTGCTCATTTTCCTCATAGGTTTCAAAGAATATGTTTACATCGTAGTTTAGGCAAGACGCATCCTGCTTCCACGCTTCCTTACTCATGAGCTACCTCACAAGCTTATTCGGAATCTCCCAGCCGTTTGACCCAACCTCAAAGATGTCTTGAGAGTACCATACGCCCTTTACAAATGCACCATTCTTGTTAGACCATGCACCAGGATATGCCTTTGAAAAGACTACGTCCCAACCACGCCATGATAGCATCTTATTTCTTGAAACAATTTTTTCCATTTGCTCTAGTGAAGTGATGTTCATTTCTTTCTCTCCGTCTAGTATCGAAACACGTTCAGGTCTGGTCTACCCTTTTTATCTACTAGGGTTGCCATGTCAGATAGTGCTTCTTTTGGGTTACATAGGTAGATGAATTCATCTAACTCGTCGAGATTGTCTCGTACCCAGGACCTGGTCACCTTTACGACCTTGCCCTTAATTCCATTAGCCTTCAGAGTGTTCTCTGAAATATTGGTGAACTCGTAGGCCATCGAGTTAATATTAGCTGGACCTAGAGAAAACAAGGTTAGCTCATGGTCTTCGCTATCCATAGATCTTATAGACCTGCCAAGTGCATTAATAAATATTTCGTAGTGGCTAAAAGCCTTAGTTCCCTGAATAAGGATTTTCATTGTCTTGGCCTTTCGTTAGTGTCTCAACAATAAATGCTATAGTATCTAATTCTACATTACTCATGGACATTGTGTCAACTGTTTTTGTAGTTTCTTCAATTATTTTTCCGTTAACGATCTCTGCTGCTAGAAGAGCATCGTTCTTTATCCAATATGCCGTGTCTTCGGTTAGAACAACCTTAGTAGAATGCTTCTCTAGGTAGTCAAAGGACTGGCCTACTGGCTTCTTTTGTATCTTGGCTGGCATGACTCCCCAGGGTTTTAGTACATCAAAGTTATAGCTTTGCGTATACTGAACATCAATTCTCTTTATACTATCTATGTTAAACTTAAAAAAGTTATACGTGATTAGCACAGCAGACAATGCTGTAAGTGCTCCAATAACGTACTCCATTAATAGCCTCCCATATTATTATACTTTATAGTTTTAATAGTCGTATAATGTATTCTAAAGTTTCTTTTAAGTTTTGAGGCAAGCAATCTCTATCATTCTGAGACAGGGCCCTGCTAGATAGCCTAACGACTGGGTTAGATTCTGTCACATTCATATCCAAGAAGCCCCTCTCCCAAAGTTGATTAACCTCGTCAAGAAATAGATCATCCATTCTTTGCTTAAGCTCTTCGTCTATCTCCTTGATTTTTTCTGTAAACGAGTACATAAACTCTCCCGTTTCAGAGTCTATTCCAGCTACTTCGATGGCACCAGCAAGGATTAGCTTTTCTATGTAGTCATCTGCAGAGCTAGCCATTAGACTTTCTCTTGGCTAGTAGTTCGTCAAAGTTTTTAACTTTCGTGTCACCTAGATATCCCCAAGCATAGCCCTTCTCCACCATCTCCATATTCACAGACTTATCATTGTGGTCTAGATGGATCCAGCCAAGAACACGACCATATTTACCAGCACTATTACTCTTCTCTGTACGAATAGTCACAGTCTCTGCTTCTTTAATCTTTGTTTCTAGATAGTGCTTAGCTTCTAGGCCAAGCCTCTTCTCATTAAGATCCCTGGTCCTTGACTCTGGTGTGTCAATACCAGCCAACCTAACCCTAGACTTGAAGTGAATGTCAAACCCTAAGTCCATGATTACGTCAATAGTATCGCCATCTACAATTTTTGTAACTTCTTTTACGTAATACTCATACATTATACGTTGTCTCCTATCAGGCGGTTCTCTATTAGTTTATCTCTCTCGTCTATCGTCTCAAAGGAGAATGCCTCTATCTTTTGTTTGCCCGAATCTGACATCACTATATCGTTATAATCATGGGAGCAGAACATTAGCTCTCCACTCATCCCTCGCACCAGGACGTATGCCTGAGCACCGCATAGATCGCACCTATCTTGCTGTGAAAGAATGGGGCTATCGCTTGTTGTCGGTACTGTAGAATCCTCCACCATTAAACTGAACACCCCCCACTGCAAATTTTCTAGACAAGGGCTCGCTGCAATCTTTACATTGGTACCCAGGATCTTCCTCATTAATGCCACGAAAAATCGGAGAAGAGACTCCGCACTTTAGGCACTCATACTCATAAAGCGGCATTTATTTTAGCCCCCTACCCCATTTGGCCCAGAGGCGTTCGTGTAGAAAATATCCTATTGCCTCCCACGCTATATAGATCAATGCACCTAGGCTGGCATACTCCCACTCACCAGTAAACAGGTATATTACACCAGCTACACCGACAAGATGAAAAGTCTCCCAGCTTGCAGTCTTTACCAGACTTTTACGCTTAGACTCCAAATGAATACCTCTCTTTAAGAAAGCTTAATCTTTTGGCCAACTCTAATCAGGTTAGGATTCTTAATGCCATTAAGCTTTGATAGTGCAGAGATTGTGGTTTTATTTGCCCTAGCAATCTTACCAAGGGTATCTCCGCTCTTAACAGTATACACCTTAGGTGCTGGCTTGTCAACCTTCTTTGCAGCTGGCTTTTTTGGAGCACCTACTGGCATCTTGCGTGCAACACCATAAGGATTAATCTTTTTCTTCTTGGCTGGCTCATGCACTGGTGCAGGAGCCGTTGGCTCCTTCTCATCTGTTGCTACGTTTGCGTAAGCCTTGGCTTTTTCTGCAGCGGTCAGTGCCTTTACAAAGCTGATTGGCTCAACAAAGCCCTTACCGTCTGCGGACCACCCGTGAGTCTTGCCCTTCCAAATTTCCCAGTGAAGATGAATACCAGTTGACATCCCAGATGTCCCCATTTTTCCTAGGACAGTTCCAGGCTTAACCTTTTGTCCTGGCTTTACCTGGATGGACCCTGGCTCTAGATGTGCGTATAGAGATGTGTAGTACTCTCCGTCAATCATATGGCGGATTACAACATAGTGCCCAAATCCACCACCAGCTGCATCAGAAACCCTAGCCTTTAGAACTGTACCCCCAGCGAAGGCTTCGACATACCATGGGGCTCTGCCTAGTCCACAGATGTCTGTTCCGTTGTGGTGCTTTCGTGTCTTCTTGACTGGGTGAATTCTCCAACCCATCTTAGAAGTAATCTTCCAAGTTTTTCCGTATGCCCCGTCAATGGGCTGTTGATACTTTGACATGCTGTCTCCTTATTGTTTGTATGTTATAACGTTATTCTGTGCCATCTGACATTCTAGGTTTTTCTAGATGGTGATACCAATGAGGCATAGAGTACCTTGTTCCACTAGTGATTGGCATAATCTCGTGGACATAAAGATAGTTTGATGGGAAAAATACAATACTTCCAGCCTCTGGCTTAATCTTTACACCAGACTGCCTAAACTCAATCTCTCCACCATCGTAGTTATCATTTAGATAGCTGACAGTAGAAATTAGCCTGCTGCTTACCCCCAGATCCTGGTGTGCTGGGAGGTGACCCCCATCGTCCTCATACCTAAGAATACCATCAAGTGGCTCTTCTGACTTTACAGCCGCTTTGGCCCAAGGATATAGCGACTCGGAATAGTGCTTAAATGCCTCATCCAGTGAGCCATATAGAGAATCTGCAATTTGAATTAGGTCATCCCTATAGAAGTCATCATTTTGAATCTCATTATGGCGGAATATATAGAACTTGTGGTTAAATGGCTTTGGCATGTGCGGATCCCACCAGGCCTCCCATGGGCGTACTGCTGTCCAATTATCGCCATGCTCTCCGCTATCGTACCTATCTGATAGTTTCTTTACAAGATCTACAATATACTCTGTTCTTGGTATGATATTCTTATAGTACACTAGCCCTAGGTCTAACACTTCAAACTCTAAACTCATCTTATCACTTTCTGCCCGTAGGTCTTTTCCCATTCAATTATATCATGTTCGTCATTTAAAAGGGGCTGACCTTTTATGTTAAGGCTAGTATTTAGTAGGACTGGGACCCCAGTCTCTTTATAGAATAAGGTTAGTAGCCTGTGTAATCCTGGGTGCTGGTGCCTATTTACTGTCTGTACCCTAGATGTTCCATCAACATGAACCACGCTTGGTATCAGGTTTGGCTGCTTACACCTAACCGTATACTGCATATATGGCGAAGTGGCTGGTAGGTCAAACCATTCAGATGCGTGCTCTTCTAAAACTACTGGTGCAAAGGGTCGGAATAGCTCCCTCTTCTTAATTCTATTAACCTTGTCCTTTATCTCTGGATCTCTTGGATCAGCTAGGATGCTCCTATTTCCTAAAGCTCTTGGGCCATACTCTGCCCTGCCGTATACAACTGGTGCAACACCATCGCTTAGAATTGCATTAAGGGCTGACTCTGCTGGATACCTAGACTCTCCTAGATTGTAACCCAAGTAGGGATTTCTCCAGTTAAGGTGTTTGCCATAAGCGGCTGCTGCTGCTCCAAGTGAGCTACCAGCATCTCCTGGGTTTGGCATAATCCATACGTCTGCGAACTGACTCCAGAGAGAAGTGTTAGCCGTAGCATTAAGAGCACATCCGCCCATGAAAACTAGGTTATGCTTGCCAGTCTTTTTCTTGGCAAACTCCATAAACTCATATAGTCTATCCTCGTATACCTTTTGAACAGCTGCTGCTATATCGTACTTGTTAACGTCCGTCACCCCAATGTCCCAGTCTACAATGCCCTTGTGAAAATTATATTTTTGACCATTGATTGTGCTGAAGTATTCAGATACTTTCTTATAAAACCTTTTTGGCTTTCCATATGATGCCATGCCCATCATAATGTATTCCTCTTCGTTAGGCTTTAGGCCAAGTAGCTGGGTAAAAGCTGAGTAAAATAGTCCAAAGCTAAAGGGATAGTTTTTCTTATAGACACTCTTGATCTTATCACCTTCTCCTACCCAGATGCTGGAGGTGTTCCACTCTCCTATAGCATCAAGAACTACGATTACTGCGTCATTAAACCTGCTTGTATAGTATCCAGCAGCAGCATGTGAATAGTGGTGGCTAAAGTATTTTACTGGAACACTCTGTAGGGCTGGGTGGTCTTTAAACTTTGGTTTTCCCCCACCAAGACCACCGCTGATTGCAATCCTGGTTTTCTTTAGCATTGGGTGCTCGTAGTATGCTATGAGGTCAGGCTGGCCGTACTTAAGTGCATCATCAATTAAAGAGTCATTGACAAACCAGTCGTTCTTTTCTTTACTGTACCTCTCCGCATGCCCTGCAAATAAGATTATGTTATCTTTTATCAGGGTTACTGAAGCGTCGTGGGTAGTCTCGTTTACCCCCAAGATGATCATTAGTATATATACTTTCTAGGCTTTAGCTTGTCTCGATTTTTTCTTTTCCAGATAAAGAATTTTATGGTTTCTATAATTTTTTTCATAATATAATTATACCCCATAATCATCAATATATTTTATCAACTCTGATGCATAAAATGATTGTTCTGCTATACCAGGGTGTGCTAAATCTAAGGCCCTATACTTTAGAATTCCAATATCCTTATACTGATCTTCTATCCTAAAATTGTCTACGTATTCCTGCATGTCATCATGGGGCATTTCTTTAAAGTTTTTTATTTCAGATTCTGGATTACCTAGTGGCCAGAAGTAAACCTCTTTGTCAGTCTGACTATCTACTGGTGCATAAAAGTTTTCATTGCTCCAAGAAGTATAGACTATGCGTGATCCTACTAAATCCAGAAAGTCTGTAAGGATATTTGCCGATGCAGAAAATGCATCTTTAACATCTAAGATTACTTTTTCACTAATAGAATCTTTTGCAAACTGTCTAAAAGTGTCTGGAAGATTTGCTACTATTAGGTCTGGTATTCCATAACTATTTATATATTCATATATCTGAGACAATATTTGAAGCCTCGTTATTCCTGGGTGGCCTAAATTAAAAAATCCGCTCAGCTTCGAGCCATTGCTTAGGTGGTCATATACTATCTTAGGCCACGTAACATCTAGTGGCAGACCTTGTCCAAAGGTTATACTGCAGCCAACAAATAGGACATGCATACCATCGTGATCTTTAGTAAACTCGTCTGAACGATAGTTCAAACTATTTAAAGAATATATATCACTAAGCTCCATACCCTGCGATCTTAGCATCTCCCTTTCAACAAAAAATGATCTCATGTCTTGTGGTGGAATTATCGGCCTAAGACCTTCTGGCCAGGGGTCTGGGCTATAAAATATCTCAGAGAGTATCTCTTTGTTTATCTTATCTTGTAGTTTCCAGTAGGTGCCCATCGCAGACTTGTCAAAAGAGTACATGTGGTACTCTTCTTGTGCTGGAATTTTTAACATGTCCCGTATAAGAAGCATTAGAACTACTCTGAATCTTTCCACTTTTCATATGCAAAGTTAGCATAAAAGTCTTGCTCCGCAATGCCTGGGTGCACTACATCAAATGCATTAAAGAAATATTCTTCTAGCTCATGCCCCTTATTTGCCTGGGCAAACTGCATCTTATGCCGTAGCCTATCATTTTCAGCAAATCTGTAGAATCCTTTATGCCAGATTAGCCTTGGGTCGTTCACATGGCCTTGTATCAGATCATGTGGGTCAGCGTCCCTGCTAGGACTGCCCTCTAGAAACACATGCTTATCCCAGGAAAACATTATAAGCTTTATATTTTTTTCCTCGCAGAGAAGTTCTAGGGCGAGGTGCATTGGTGCGACAACACGATCTAATACACTAAGTTCTATGCCAGCATCGAGGGTCCTTAGAAGGTCTGGAAAGTTAATAAATAAAACGTCTGGAGCACCGTATAGCTCAATATATTTAAATATCTGGTGATAAATGTTTAAGTGGTTTGCACCTGGAATAGCTATATTGTAGTAGCCAGATACGCTTTGTTCTGAGGCTATTCTATCATAAACCTTTTTGGGCCAAGTGTGCTCTTCTATCATTCCATCACCAAAAGTTACGGAGCAGCCAGCAAACAACATATGCATTCCATTGTGACTACTAGAGAATTCGTCTGACCTGAGACCAGAAGAATTAATAGAGAACTCTGAGTCATAAGATCTCCCCACTGACTCTAAATTTTTATTAGTAAAGTATACATTAAACGGAGAAACTGTTGCTGGTTGAAGTAGCATTAGATCATTCACCCCTGACTTATGCTGATGGGCCAATGAGAACTTTTTAGCAATATACGCAGTCAACTCTTCTTTATAAGGGTACCACTCTTCATATGAAAAACCAAATTGACTATAGAACTCAGTAACTTCTAGTGGTGGATCAAGGAGTATTTCGTCTGCATCAATTCCCATAACCAGGTTCGCCGCTCTCTGCCTGCTCAATAGCGTGTGGATGTCTGTGTGCCTCCCAGTCATTTGCATTTGTCAAAACTCTGCCGCCAATGAAGTCTGGGTCTGCATGGCCTGGCTTACTCGTATGCATATATAGGCATGTCCTTCTAGTGCCAGAGGTTACCTTCGATACTCCATGGATGTACTCGGATCCAGCACTTGGGAAAAAAACTGCAGAGTACTTATTGGGAGAAATTTCCACACCTTGATTGGGGAAATATATTGTTCCCCCCTCGTACTCATCATTTAGATATATGATCGTACTCCATTCAATAAAGGGTTCTGGATCCTGTGCGTCTTCATGCAGGCCTCCCATGCTCCCTGGATTCCATACGGAGCCAAATGACTTGAATACATATATAGGGTTAAGAAAACCGTTTACCTCTTTGTGAACCTCATTAGACATTTCTCCATACTTTATCTGAAGGTCTAAAATTCTTTTATTGTATGGAAAGGCTGTGCCGCCAAACCTATCGGCGTAGTATGGTGGGTAGGGGTTCACCTCTGATGGCCTGTCCTGCTCTTGCATCATTATTGCGGCATCTTCTGGAGTAATAAAGTTTTCTATTACGTGTATTCTATGGCTCAATGCTCTGCCTCCTGTAATAATATTATACCATTAATAGATAGCTTTTACTAGACCTATAAACCTATCTTGTTCCACATCGTTAAATTTAAGGTCATAGGGGTTGTATAAAACATCATCTATTTGGTATGGTAGCTTTTTGGGCAATCTATCAGATAAGCCGTGAAACTCTACCCAGCCAGAATACTCTTCTGACAGCATCATGTCTATGCAACTATTATAGTTGTGCTCTGTCGAGAATGGCACGTAAAGATTTTCCATTGTCCTGTCACCAAAATCTTTCTTCAGAATGTTGGATGGTGCACAGACGACATCAACATTTTTTATAAATGCATCCATTGATAACTTCTCTGCCTCGCCAAAATACTTTACATCATCTGGATACTTCAGGTTTCGAAGGGTTTCAGTCCTGGCGAATATAAAGTTGGTGTTTATATAGTTAGTGGTCGCAAATCCATCCGAGGCTATGACCTCCTGACGAAGGAAATACTTATCGTGAACCATGAGCTTGCCACTACTAAAGCCAGACACTATCTTATTATTTTCTGATATATACCTAATTAAAGTTTTATCCCAGCCATCAGCAAGCTGTATGTCATCAGAAATAAGCATGGAATATGGTGCTACAATGTTTTCATCATTTAGTCCACCTGCCTTGTAAGATGTTGGGCTTAAGATTTCATCCCAAAAAATATGCCTGTACTGAATATTGTGAAGCTTAGAAAGCTTTTCTTTTCTATCCATAGGATGCTGGTCATAGACGGTAATGTGGATCTCGCTAGATGCAGATTCAAGTAGGCTTTCCAGCACGTCAGCTAGATTTTTCCCCTTGTATGAGTAAATTACTATGCTAATATCTGTCATGACTTGCCCAAGCCCCTAAATATTTTCTTTCTCCAAGCAAACCACTTATAGTATCCGTGAGCCCTTGTTCTTCTTTTTTCGGCTGCAAAGGTATGCTTCTCAATTTCTTCGTGAGAATCTAAAATCTGCATTTGCCAGTTGTCTCTTTTAAATGGAATAATCTGAAATAGTGGGGTGCCCTTTGGTATGATTCCACGGAACCCCCTCTTTAGAAAGAAAGCTACGAATACTGGCAAGCCCCAAATGTCGGATTCAACTATGCCAGACTGAACAGTAAATGGTAGGTCGTACCTATTCATTGGGTGCGTTATTAATACAGAATGCCCTGGGGGCGTTTCGTAGTACCATGCCATCTTAAATCCATAGTGTATTGGGTGATGACCCTCTGGCACTGGCAGCTCGATGGTTGGCCTGTGATCTACAAGCATCATATCGCTATCCCACCACAAGATTGGCTTGCCGTCATCGTCAATATCGACATGAAGATCACCGCTTAGAACGTACTGATAGCCAGCAGTCATGGCGTCCAAAAATGGCGGACACTGCTTTGTTGCAACAGTAGCACCGTCTGATCCAATAAAGTTTACAGGGTATAAGGTTTTTTCACTATTAGACCTATTATGTTTTGCAAGGCTTTTGTACCATTCTGGAACATGCCAAGTAGATGGCTCTGGTGGCAGAAGGCCGATTTGCCTATGGTCTGGAGTGCTTGGAACAAAGGTGATTTTTAAAAAATCTTCTTCATCACTCATTTGTATTCTTTCTTTGACCTAAACTTATTTTTGTATCCATTAATAAAAGTACTTCTAAGATTAAACCTTTGCTTATCAAAGAACGACCTTGCCTCGTCTGGATCAATTGCTTCTGATGTCCAGGCCTCTCTCTTAAACGGTATTAGCTGTGCAATCGGAGTTCCTTGCTTAATTGTTCCCTTAAATCCCTTCTTTACCAAAAAGGAAAGATGACCGTCTGTGACAAACTTATCAGTATCTACGATTGCCGTAAAGGCCCATAGTGGTGAGGCATCTGAATGGTATGGATTAGTATACAGGGTACTGTACCCCTCATCAGTTCCTACTGCCCATGTTGGCAGAATTCTAAAAATTTGTTTATGATACTGATCTGGATCTACTGGATAATTCTCATATTGTTCTGGAGAGTGAAAGGCAAACATGTCCGCCTTTAAAGATTGCAACTGGGCAGGGATGGACCACTCAAGCTTTTCTGGATTTGTTGCGTCTAAGTGTATATCGCAAGGTGCAACAATGATGTAGCCAGCAGTAATAGCATCGAAGATAGGCATACATCTCTTTACTGTGGAAGCTGCTACTCCTATTGCTGGGATCATTTCGCTATCGCCCTTGTTGCCTGGCTGAGCCTTGTACCAGTCTGGTATAAACTTAATGCCAGGCTGTGGCAAAGGTGCGAATTCCTGAGAGACTTCGCTAAATGGGTAAAACCTAATTGTGGGCATACTGCTCCTTTATTCTCTTTAACATTATATCACTAACTGAAGCTACCATGTCAAAGATTGGTGCCCCCCTTCTTGGTATTCCAAAAATGTCATCCTCCATGTGACTACCGTATTTCTTAAATTTAAAAGAAACAAAGTGCGGTGACAAGAACATGGGTCTGGATATAGACTCCGAATTGATAACTGGTTTATGCCAGAAGTCATTAGTGGCCTCTACTAAAACTGGAGACTCCACATCGCTGCATTGTTCATATCTAACCTCTAGGTTGTCTTCTATAAACCATGGTACAAAGAACTTAAACGTTCCATCGAAACATTGGTTGTCTGGATCATTGAGGTGCTTGTCTGTAAGATAGTATTGCCTCATCCAGGTCCTATCTACATTATAAAAACTATCATTCTCACCCAAAAGGTAGATGTCTGCATAAAGATAAAACCTAAACCTTACTGTATTCCCTATAATGCTGACAATCGAAGGCTCAGTACCTATGTTCTCTACATAGTTACTTAGTGGTTTAAGGACACTACTTGAATATCTACCCTGCAACACTGGCCTATAGTCTAGCCAACTTGGGCGTACAAGAGACCTTAGGCTTATCTCTACAAAGTCTGGATCTTTTGTTGTATACCAGATGTTCTTATCTGCAAGTGCACCCTGCGAATCACTAACCATTTCTTTTTCCATAAGAGCCCCAAGTCAGGATTGAACTGACGACCTACGCATTACAAGTGCGTTGCTCTACCACTGAGCTATCGGGGCAGGTATTTCTACCAGCGATCTGTATGGGACTTGAACCCACGACCCCCACCGTGACAGGGTGGTGCTCTAACCAACTGAGCTAACAGACCTGAGCTCTCCCTCGTGGACTCGAACCACGAACCTTAGAGTTAACAGCTCTCTGCTCTGCCATTGAGCTAAGGGAGATCATACATCATTTAATAAATTTCGTTTAAATATGTATACATTGTATCATAGAAAGCTTCTCTGCCTCCGTAGTGCCTAGAAAAAGATTCTTGCCATGTAATACCAGAGGCTATGTCTGAAAGAAAAGTCATAAACTCCTGATAGCCATGCACCCCGATCAAATATTCGACTGCCAGGCCTCCAGTTATATAAGCATTATATTTCTCAATTTTTGATCGCGTCGTGTTTGTCGACAATGACTCAAGTTCGATGAAGATTTGCACAAATTCTTCTTTTGAAATATTTTTAATGACGTTGTTCCAGCCAAACCCATAGTTGACAGTCAGCCAGTCTGTGGCCCTTGTTGTGGCCCTGTCAGCAATCGTTTTACCTACTCCGAGTGTTGTGCCAAAGTAGGTAGCGGAACCTTCAGTTATCCACATCGGAAGCTGCCAAGTCTTAGCAACTTGCATGTGTACTATGTGAAAGTACTCGTGGATTATTGTTTCCCTTTGTGCCGCCAACTGACTCCTTGAGGGATTAGAGGATACACATAAGTAGAACGCCCGTGGTGTTGCATCACCTGGTCCGCAATCTGGTCCAGACCAGTACTTACTTTTAAGAATATAATTTGCCCAGCCCCCTTCAGGTCCATAACCTCCATAGGTCTTTACCATTTCGTCAGCCCAAGAAAGGTCCTCTAAGCTATTAGTAAAGAAGACACCAATTTGATTTGGATTATTACCCACATACTCATCCCAGGCGTCTACTGACAAGGCGAAAACTGAGTAAAGCTCATTCCTGTAGCTATCGCCAATGGACTCGGATGTGACGACCTGACTCTCTTCGGGATATGCGGAGTTATTAAGGCTGCCGACAACTTCCTGGTATGCCCTTAACGCTATGGACCTATCTGGCTCAGAAGGCTGTTCCTTTAATTCTGATGCTTCAGGTGTGATCGCAGACGTGCCCTGAGATACTGAATCTTTGGCTATGGGAGTGGATGTCTCTTCTGCAACTGCACTTTCCGAGCTTGATCGCTCCTCAGACTCTCTAACATTTTGCAGAAGTTCCTTTTCTAAGGCGTCATTTTCTGCAACCCGTTGCAAAAGTTCTAAATACTCTTGCTCCGACATTTCATCTTCAATAGCTATTTCTTGACTCGCAGTAGAAGTTGCTTCTGGGATAGAGACACAGCCAGCAAGAATGCTTGCCATTAAAGAATATACTACAATATTTTTAATACGTGCATGCATGGGTCCCCACCATCTTCCCACTCTTGTGACTCTTCTTCTGTCATATACGGATCGCCGTCGTGAGTGTGGCAGAAAGGTTCTGATACCCATCCCTTTTCAATGCCGTAGTCAACCCACTGACCAATATTCATTTCTTCTCTCATGTTAAAATTATACCCAATCTTGAAGTATTTGTCAATAGATTTTAGGAAGTGGGAAGTAGTGCTGCTCCCAGAATGGCTCGTCTTTCATGTCTGCATCTAAGAATGCTTCTTGGGTCATAATCTTTAGAGGAATAACGTCATAGGCGATGGTAATCCTTTCGCCTTCCCATTCCCATGGACCCATAGCATGCTGGTAGCCAACCATAGACATTACGGCACGATTATTTTTGTTGTCATTAACCTTCATCTCACCATTTACATCATAGTGAGTTGTAGAGGGCTCAGCATTTACTGAATAGTAGCCATGGAAGGCTGGCACCTTGATGTTCTTGTCTAGGTGATCATGCCACTCTAGCTTTGCACCCTTTTCACGGCTATTAATGTTAAACCATGCCTGTGCCATCCACTGCTCAGAGTTATAGTCAATTTCGTAGTACTCGCAAGCCTCACGTGTCATATCTACAACTGCAGAGAAAAGCTCATGCATAAATGGGTAGTACATCTGAAACGCATTATACTCCCTAGACTTATGAGTAGACAATGACTTAGAATAAGTAAAGATATCCTTATCATCGTCGTGCGGAAGTATTCCGTGCATCTCTAGTTTTTCAATTCTAGAATACTCTAGCTTTAGCCTATCCGAAACGTAATCAAGGTCATTGTCCAAGAATCTTTCAAAGAACTTCTGTGGCTTTGAGTCCCTGTCAAAGTCCCAGCTCTCTGGGAAATTGGCACCATCTTCATCATTGTCTTTCAAGTTACGCTCTCTTTCTAAAGTACAAAAAAATATCCTAATGAATATTATACACCATAAACAGATGCGTGTCTATAGGATTACTCCTGGTTCTTATCTACTTTTGAAAATGCCTCGTCAACTTCATCCATAGTAAGCTTGCCGTCATCAATAAACGACCTGGCAAGTTTTTCAATTACGCTTGCTACTCCTAGAATACCAGCCATTAGAACGGCCTGTATTACGTCAACGCCTACAATGGCTCCTGCACCCAAAACGCTAAGGCCAGACGCAACAAAAACGGCGGTAATCCTTTTTGCTATATTTTTTGCCATAGCAGACTTGTCGGTTCCCATTCCTTCGTTCATACTTTCCTCCTTTATTCTTTAGGGTTTCTAAGCCTAAAAGTTATAATCCACAGTGCTAGAGTTCCAAGGATTACGTAACCAGTCATTTCTCTGGCAGATCCTTCAAGAACAATCCAAGCTACAAACATACCTACCAGGGTCCAAGACTCTGCTACTACGTCAGCAAATACATTTTTGATGCCTGTGAAAATCTTTTTAATAAACTTTTTCACTCTACTTTCCTCCTTGCTCCACTAGCTGCGGATGCTCCTGCCGATGCTGCAACATTTCCTGCAATAACAGATGCAACAACAATCTCTTCTGCTCGCTCTCGCTGTTCTGGTGCAATGTCAGCACCAATATTTCCCAGGTTGTTCATAACCTCTAGCACCTGTTCAGCTACTGCACCCACGACTGGTATCACAGCAATTTCTTCTGCCAAGTCTGGGTCATCTGCTTCTGCTGCAACTGCTAGCAGCTCCAGAGCCACCAGGTATTCTTCTGAATCTTTTTCTGAAGTTTGAAATTTTGCCATTGCAATTTCTTTAACCTCTTCTGCCAAAGCTAGATTTTGCTCAGCCTTTGGGTTATTTAGAATAGCCTGTAAATCTTCTATCTTTTTCTTCTGCTCGTCTATGGTTGCATTGGCAGCTGTAAGCTGGGCCTTTAGGCTTTCTATGGTCGCTCTCGCTGCCTCTAGCTCTTTTTGAGTAGATCCTTGCTTAGCTGTCATATCATCTAGTCTCTTGGTTACATCTGCTAGCTTTGCCTCAAGCTCTTCTACCCTAGCCTTAGATGCTGCAAGCTGTTTGCCAAGATCAGCGGACTTAGCCTTCTCTAGCTCGTAGTCAGACTTGCTTTTAGCCAGACTAGTTAGTGCGTCTTTTAGCTCTTTGCTAACTGTAGCAAAATTATCTTCTGCAATTCCCAGCTTAAAGTTTGCATCTTCCAGGTCAGCCTTAAGGGTGGCAATTGATTCTTGTGCTGTAGCAAGTTCCTTTACTTTATCTTCTAGCTCTGCAGACTTGGTCGCAAGGCTCTCAGTAAGCGAGTCCACCTTCTTGATATATCCAGCAATTGTTATTTGATCTTGTTCAATCTGTGCCTTTGCACTGTCTTGATAATTAATATAGGCTGTTTTTAGCTCATCGTAAGATGCCTGCAAGCTATCATAACTTGACTTAAGCTGATTGTAATTAGTCTGTAAGGCTTGGTACTGAGCATTAAGAGCATCGTACTCTGCTTGTGATACAACTGGTGTGGTTAAAGTTACGGATACCGCTGTAGACCAACCAGAGTAGACTGAGTTAGTGTCATTGTCAGCCCTAACTTTAAAATTAAAACTACCCACACAATCATCCAATTGAAATACCTGCTTAAGATAGTTACAGGTAAAAGTGTACGTGGTGTTAAGAGAGTTAGCTCCGCCAACATTGCCTGTTGCAACTCCGTATGGCCAGCTACTGTTCATGCCAAATCCAATGGCATATCTTTCTGGTTTATATTGCCCTTCTACAGCTGCTGCCTGGGTCCAAGTTATTGTAATATTACGCTCTGAAGATACAGATGCGGATAGGTTAGTAGGCGTGTTGGGGTGGTTAGCACTTGCTGAAATAGGAAAAAGAAGCACTACGAAAAGAGCTAACAGTGCTGACAATGAAAGCTTAAATAATCTGTTAATTAACCTCATCTCCTAGTTTTGGGGTAGCTGGGGAATGTATTCTAATACTATTATACTGGACTTTATAAATGAAAAAGGGGCACAGCCTAAGCCATGCCCCCCATTCCAACTTATTTAATTAAAAGTCCCAGTCTTCATCTTCTGTTGCCTCATGCTTACCGATTACGTAAGAAGAGCCAGATCCAGAAAAGAAATCGTGGTTCTCGTCTGCGTTAGGAGATAGTGCAGCTAAGATAGCGGCACTAACATTTGTAGCATCTTTAGGAAACAATGCGTCAAATCCTAGGTTCATTAATGCCTTGTTGGCATTGTAGTGGAGGAACTTCTTTACATCCTCCGTTAGACCAATTGTATCATAAAGGTCAGCTGTATATTTGATTTCATTTTCATATAGCTCCATTAGAAGGCTATAAGCATAGTCTTTTAGCTCTTCCTGTCGCTCCTTGGATGACTCATTATATGCCAGCTGGAACTTATATCCAATGTAGTAACCATGTACCGCTTCATCTCTAATGATAAGTCTAATTAGATCAGCAGTGTTGGTTAGCTTTGCCCTGGAGGACCAGTACATTGGCAGATAGAACCCTGAGTAGAATAGGAATGACTCTAGCAGTGTAGAGGCAATCTTACGCTTTAGTGGGTCATCTCCACGGTAATACCCCAGAATGATGTCTGCCTTCTTCTGAAGGTATGGGTTGTCTTCAGACCAACGGAATGCATCATCAATATCTGCTGTAGAGCATAGCGTAGAAAATACGCTCGAGTAGCTCTTGGCATGTACTGACTCCATGAATGCTATGTTAGTGATGACAGCCTCTTCGTGCTGTGTCCTAGCATCTGGTAGGATGCTCATGGACCCAACTGTACCCTGAATTGTATCTAGCATGGTTAGACCAGTAAATACACGCATAGTTAGCTCTTGCTCATCTGGCCTTAGAGTACTCCACGACTGGATGTCGTTTGAGATTGGCACCTTCTCAGGTAGCCAGAAGTTCTGAGTCAGCCTATTCCATACATCCAGGTCTACCTGGTCTTCGATCTTGTTCCAGTTAACTGGCCTTGTTATAGCTGACATGATACGCATCCCTCCATTTCTGTTCCTTCTAGTGCATTCTGCCTAATACGAATGTAGTAAATTGTTTTGATACCCTTCTTCCATGCATAAATCTGTGCCTTGTTTACGTCACGAGTTGAGGCTGTGTCCTTGAAGAATAGTGTCAGAGACATGCCCTGGTCAATGTGTTGCTGAGCAGCTGCATAAATATCTACAATCTTTTCTGGGCCAATCTCATATGCATCCATGAAGTACTCACGGTTGTCATTGGTTAGTCCTGGAGCTGGGTAGTAAACACGACCCATTTTCCCTTCCTTACGAATCTCAACCTGTGCAGCAATAGGGTGAATAGAGCTAGTAGAGTTATTTACATAGCTAATAGATCCAGTTGGAGGAACAGCCTGCAGGTTCTGGTTGTAGATACCGTGCTCCATTACGGATGCCTTAAGCTCTTCCCAGTCCTTCTTCTTTGGAAGCTTAATCTTGGCATCCTTAAATAGCCGAGCAACCTTCTCTGTAGCTGGCTCCCACTTCTGAGATGTATACTTGTCAAAGAACTCTCCAGATGCATACTTTGAATTCTCAAAGTTATCAAATGGTGACTTGTTAATAATTGCTAGCTTATTAGATGCCTTTAGTGCATGGTACAAAACAGTGTAGAAGTACATGTTGGTGAAGTCAATTGATTCTTCATCTCCATAGTGCATCTCCTTTTGTCCGAAGTAGCCGTGAAGGTTCATCTGACCAAGGCCAATAGCACGTGACTTCCTGTTACCCTCAGCTACTGACATAACTGAGTCAATGTAGGATAGGTCTGAAACTGCAGTTAGAGACATGATGGCTACCTCAATAGTCTTACCAAAGTCTGGTGACTCCATTGCCTTGGCAATGTTTAATGATCCTAGGTTACATGAGATATCCTTACCAATTTCTTTGTAGCTCATATCATTGTTGTAGGTAGTTGGTGTATTTACCTGCAGGATCTCAGAGCAAAGGTTGGACATGTTAATACGTCCCTCAATTGGGTTAGCGTTGTTAACAGTGTCTTCATATACAATGTATGGATACCCCGACTCGAACTGAAGCTCTGCAATCCTCTGGAAAAGGTCACGAGCCTTGATCTTGCTCTTGCGAATGCGAGGGTCGTCAACCATTTCCTGGTACTTCTCAGTTACAGAGATGTCCGACATTGGAAGGCCGTATACACGCTCTACATCATATGGAGAGAACAGGTACATGTCCTCATTACTCTTAGCAAGCTCTAGAGTGATATCTGGAATAACTACACCAATAGACAAGGTTTTAATTCGAACCTTTTCATCGGCATTCTCTCTCTTGGTATCTAGGAAACGCATGATATCTGGGTGGTGTGCATTTAGATATACAGCACCTGCACCCTGACGGGCACCAAGCTGGTTTGCGTAAGAGAAAGCATCCTCTAGCATCTTCATTACTGGAATGATTCCTGAAGACTGGTTCTCAATCTGCTTAATAGGTGCACCCAGCTCACGTACATTTGTTAGGTTAAGACCTACTCCACCACCCCTCTTAGAGAGCTGTAGTGACGATGTGACGGCACGAGCAATTGATTCCATGTTATCCTCTACCCTCAAAAGGAAACAGCTTACGTACTCTCCTCGCTGGGCCTTCCCTGCATTTAAGAATGTAGGTGTAGCTGGCTGGAAACGATTAGTAATAATCTCATCAATGATGTCCTGTGCTAGCTGTTTATTACCACGAGCTAGCATTAGACCATTCATTACGACACGGTCCTCAAATCTTTCTAGGTAGCGATCACCTGCAAAATTCTTTAGTGCGTACTGAGTATAAAACTTGTATGCACCAACAAATGTTGGGAATCTAAACTTGTATGCATATGCATGCTTAAATAATTCTTTAACATCCTCTGGAGAGTACTGGTCAAGGATTTCCTTATCGTAGTACTGATTCTCAGCCAGGTAGTCTATCTTCTCTTCAAGCGAGTGAAAAAAGACAGTGTTTTGATTAACGTGGTCTAGGAAGTATGCCTTGGCAGCTGCCTTGTCTTTATCAAACTGGATCTTACCGTTTTCGTCATACATGTTTAGCATGGCATTCAGCTCATGATAGCTTAGTTTATTCTGTTCCATATAGTAGCTCCAGTCTCCTTGTAATTTCTTCTACGTCTTCTGGTGTCCCCATAATTTCTACACGTCCTATAAGTGGTACACCAGTCTTATTGCAGATCATATCTGCTGCCTTACAGTAGTGCTCGCCAAAGTTTGTGTTGCCTGTGCCTATGACACCACGCAATAAATCCCTGTTGGCAGGATTATTTAAAAATACCTTTACTGACTTTGGGATAGCAGGTGATTCATTGCCACCACCATAAGTCGGTAAAACGAGTACATACTCAGCATCCACAGTGAAGCCCCGAGCGTCGCTAGGACGAGTGGGAATACGAATTCCTGCATCTGTGAGCCTTTCTACAAATCGTTTAGTGTTCTCGGAGTAATTGGAAAAGTAGACTATAGAAATTGGCAATACCATTAGTACACCGCTTTCTATATGACCTCAAATTGGGATAGATAATCCTCAATCTTTTCTTTACTGGGTTTATATTGTATCACGTTTTTAGAATTATCTTCAAGTGGATCTTTTGGCCTATCCCTGAAAGTGTGAATCTCTACTTCCTGGTTAACGTTTTTGGGAGTATGAGAGATTGCTCCAAAGACTGCACCACACACCGCATCTGCAAGGTCCTTAGATAGCTTTCTGGGGTGGTCCACACGGTTCTGCTTTACAATCTTAAGCTCTGTTAGCTCCTCAAACAGTAGCTCAATTGCTGGCATAGCTAGACGCTCTTCGTAAACAAGCATAGCCATATCTTCGTAGTGCTTCTTGGCGACCGATACCGTTTCAGTTCTCATTCCCACAGCCTTTAGCTCATTCTGAATATCGAATGACTGCCAGCGGTCGAAGGATACCATTCCGACGTTAAATCCTTGGCGACGTAAATTCTGAATCCACTGCTTAACTTCTGAAAGGTTAACTGGCCCCTCAACCCTTGGCTCCCAGTATACTACGGCATCTACGACTACCATTGGCACTACCTGCTCATAGTCTTTCATTACCTGAACAGATACCCACTTCTCTACGTGGGCAATTGCTACGGCACACTTGTCATGCTTCTGAGCAAGGTCTGCGTGGACATAGTAAACTTTGTCTGGATCTGGTTTGAATGTTTCGTCGAACCTCTTAGAGCTATCAATAGGATTTCTTACTGTCATACACGCTCTTACCTTGTCACGCTGCTTAAAGAATGCATCAGATGCGAAGGTTGGCACACAGGCAAAGCGTTGCATAGCATCGCCCATATCTGTATAGAATGCTAGCTTAAAGTCATCAACCTTTCTTGTAGGGTTGACAATCCAGGTTGGCCTCTTTAGTGCAAACACTCCTGGATACTTATAGTTTACGATAGTATCTTCATCCCAGCTAATTTCCAGACTGTTACCATCTGCATCCTCTGGTAGGTCTGGATTCATAACAAACTTATGAGTCTTGGTTATCACCTCTTTGTCTGCAATAACATCGTCATACCGCTGAGAAATAAAGTCGCCAGGGAAACGTGGGAATGATAGCAATGCAACCTTGCCGAGATCTGGGAAACGAGAATCTACAGAGGCACGGAAAGCTTTGTAGATGTTATCTGCTGTTTTGCCCTGGTCATTACCAGTGCCAACCTCCTGAGCAAATCCAGAAATCTCGTCTAGAACTGCTAGTATAAGGTTTAGACCCTCGTGAGATTCTCGCTCTGAGTGACCAGAGTATACTGTGATAGCGTGATCAAACTCAATGCTGTCTGCCTTGGCATAATACTTGCCTGCAAACCATGGAGACCTTTCAATCTTGGACTTGAAGCCCTTAAAGAAAACGTTCTTTGCCTGCTGTGCGTTGATAGCAACGTTGATGATATCAATGGCGTCACCAGAAGGCTTTCCGAAGTATCTCGCTGGGTCTTTAAGGCATAGCAGCTTGTATACGATGTAGCTACATGCTACAGTAGATGTAAAGTCTTTACCACTACCCTTGCCAAGCTGCAAAATTACTTCATTCTTAGTATACTTCTTGTAGTACTTGGCACCTTCCTCGGCACCCATAATGTCTTCTAGATCTTCTTGCTTGTAGATCTGGCTCATTGCCTCAACGATATCGTACTGTACCTGAGATAGTGGTGGCTGTCCAAGGTAGTCTTCACCCTCTACAAAGGTCTTTGCATCTACAGGAATCTCTGCAAAAGCATCAGACTTAAGTGCATCTAGAAAATCATCAAACATTACTCACCGCTCACTACTGTGATTGTTTCTCCAGGCTTGGTTGCATCAGACAGTCTTCTCATAATCTTATCCCGAATCTCGGGGTGCTCTGCAGCAATCTCTTTAAGGATTAGGATGAGGGCCTGCTGACGCTCTTCAATCTGCATCATCTCTTCCGCCAACTCCTTGTTCTCAAGAAGGCCAGCTTTTTGAAGCATATCAATCCTGGTACGCTCGAGGTCCATGACCAACTTGATTGCAGAGTTCTTAGACCTTAGGTCTGCAGTTGTTGTGGCTTCGTCCATTACCTCATAGGCTTTTTGGATTAGCTTGCTATAGTGTGTGTCTGCACCTACTAAAGCCTCTTTGGCTCTGGCTCTAATTGCAGCATTGTCGGAAGCCATTGCACGCCACTCATTGATATAGCCAACAACCTTCTGCCTAGGAATTGCAAGCTCTTTGGAGATCTGTGTTTCTGGTGTTCCTGCTAGGTACTTTTCAACAACTCTATTTACTTGATCTAGGTGCTCTACTGTTAGGTCCTCAATTGACACGCTTGGCCCTCTTTCCCCTCTGAGGCACACGCTTGATACGGTCCTCCTTAAATGCACGGAACTGCTGTGCCTTTCCTCTAAAAATCTCAAAGCAGTCTACCCACTGCGATCCAGTAAGCTCATTGGTAGTAACTCCTACAAACTTAAACTTGGTGCCATACTCACCCTTTACTTTGATGGTGTCTCCTGCGTTAATTGGAAAACCATCTAGCTCCATGTAGGGCTCTGTAACAAAGTGACTTGGGGCTACTACTGCTTTATTACGACGTGCCATTACCTTCTCGACTTTCTTAGCCCAAACTTTGCCAGGTAAACGTAAACAGTCTCTACGCTTACACCGCATTCCTGGGCAATTTGCTCTGGTGTCTTCTTGTCCATGTGGAAACGTTTCTTTAACCACAACTCATTTGTATATAGTTTAGCAGATTTAGCCATCTTTGTCAACCACCTTTGCCCAGTTTCCAATTGCGTAATGTCCAACACCAACCGCATCTGCAACATCATTGTCTAGTATATCTCTATCGTAGTTTATCTTAATAATATTCATAGTTCTTTGTTTACGTATTTCACGCTCTTTATTCTTATACCATGTCTTTGACTTGCCTGGGAATTCTTTTGTAAGCTCAAACTGTTCAGTTTTAGTCATCTTCTTATTCCCCAAATAACTCTGCCAAGCAATTGGGTTAACTGCTCCTGCAAGAGTGATGCCAGACTGTGCTGCCGCACCAAGCAAGGCTCCTTGCACAAGGGCAAGGTCTGCGGCTGTCTTAGGGCTATTCATAAATACAGTGTGCTCAATAACAAGATTTTTTATCTCTGGAAACTCTTCGAAAAAGGCTCTGCATTTTCTGCCTGCATCTGCCACTCTTGCATATATAGACTTACCCTCAAAGTTGATCTTACCGTATGATACAAGAGCCTCTCCATCAAAGATTGCAAAAGCCATGCTAGTTGTGCTTGCGTCTACAGAAAAAAGTTTATTCCTTACCATTGATAAGCCTCTTTATTTCTTTTAGTGCACCCTTTAAATCTCTAGGGTCAGTCACACAAGTTTCACAAAGGTCTCCGTCATTGTAGATGGACAGCTGTTTTCCACAGTTTTTGCATGGACGATCTTTGCCCTTACGCCTAGTTCTACGAGTTTGGTTATACCTTGCTGCAATCTTTTCTTTTGTGGCTGCCTCTCGGCATTCAGCACAACAATATATTTGGTAAGAGATCTCAGTCTCAAAGGCGTGGTCACACCACTGGCAGTGCTTGCTTTTCATCTATCGGCTCCAGAGATAATAGTTTAATGTCTCCCTTACCAGCCACATCACAAGTTGCCTTTACAGGACATGTCTTGCAAATCTTTGAGTTAGATCGGTAGTTCTTTTCAGGAAGGGTTCTGTCAACCCAAGCCTTACGAACTGACCTCAACCAGTCAAATGTGCCATTTACCCACTTAATATAATAATCACTAATCTCTACTGGTAGAATCAGTAGCTCATGATTATTTTTGTTTTCATAAATAAGAACAGCTTCTGTCTTATTTAGAATCTTCATATAGATAAGCAATTGAACTAGGTGTCCTAGCTTTGGCTTACCAGCTGCCTTGCGATATTCAAACCCTTCTTGTGGCATTGTCTTGATTTCACCAAGAAGCTCCTTGCCATCCCATTTTAGCATAACATCCCCAAAGCCAAATATTGGTGGGTCATTCGCTGTAATCTTAAACTCAGAGTCAATCAGGAAGTCGTCTACGTTTCCCATTGCCTCCTGGATTCTCTCGTGAGACTTTGTTCCAGCTGTCATATTTGCAGCACCGTAGGCATCTGCACTGTCGTGGAACTCTGTGCCGTCAAAAGCTATGTACCAATACCTTGGGCACTCTCCGTGCCCATAAGCAATAGTTGAAGGAGCGAATGTCTTCTTCTGGGTGTGCTTAGAGACTCTCTTAACTGTATAGCCAGAGTTAATCCTATCTACTAGATCTTTAGTATTAAGGAATGACTTTTGTTGTGCAGCTTTAAGCATTACCTGGTTTAATAAATTTTTTGCCATATTTTCTATCGAGCAATATACTTGAGTGCTGCCACAAGGTCATTTACGGCCTCTGCAGTTGTGAAGTATATATTCTTCTTTGCTCTATCTCCCTTATCTACGTTTACCATCCATGTTGCTTTAAGAGACATCTTTGCAGCAATTGCTTGCAGCCTTACGATCTCCAGTGTTGCTACCTGAATGGGGATATCTGGTTTAAGAATTAACTTAGCCACCATTGTTAGTGCCTGCGTTAGCTCTTCATCTTGCATGAAGTCTGCGATTTCTGCCAAACCATTAACTGATTCTAAAGTTGTTTTATCTGTCATACCCTAACTTTCGTTATAAATTTTTTCCCAGTATTCTCGCTTATCTGTCATAAGCTTATCATGTTCTGCCATATTTGACAAGTCATTTACATCAAATTTTCCGAGCTCTTCTGGTACATAGTCTGCGGCACTAAAGTGAGCAAAGACCATGTCCATATAATCATCTTCTAGAAACTCTACCTTTTCTCTCCAGTGAACCTGATGAGTGCCTGAGAATGTAAGAGCCTCATTATTCTGCAAAGTATACGAACGACCCTCTACAACCAGGGGCCATGTCCTATTTGAATCTAGCTGAATATCAAATGTCAGCCGAGGCTCCCTGAAAGTCTGATCTGTATGTGGAGTTAGTTGTATCTTCGGTGCATCATCGAACTTTGCGTATCTAGCAAACGATAGCTCTCTAAGAACAATCGGAATGTCGGTCGTTGATTGAGCTGCTCTGGTGATTGTCTCTACAATATTTTGAGGCATCCAGCTATGATATGCTTGGTGAGAAAAAACTTCTACAACCTGCTTCCTGTCTTCTGGAGTATTGTTAATATGCCCATAGATCTGAGCAATTTCTATATCTGTAAAAATGTCTTTGACAATTAGATTTGGTTGATCAAAGTTCATCGGTTTCCTCCCAAGTACCGTGTGTCTCTGGGTCCGAAATGCCTTCTTTTTTTCCAAGAGAGTTGTAAAGCATCCAGGCTGCCTGCATCTTTGGGTGCTTGTTCACCGAATCCAAATATGGCTTAAGCCTTTCTGGAAACTTTCCTGGATCCAGTGCATAATCTTTTCCAGTAAATCTAAAGTCGGATGGGGGTGAGTAGTCAAATGTTAGAATTTTTACAAACTCTCCCCTTTTCCATTTTCGCTTTGGTCTAAAGTGAGGCTGGTTTAATGCACTAAAGACAATAGCTTGGCCTTTCTTTAGCTGATATTTTTCGTTGTCAATATATAGGTCCCAATCTATATTTCCGTCTAACATATAATTAAACGTAAGAAGATCTTCGCTATTATCAATATGAGGAGGCAAGGAAGGGGCGTAACGCCCATCCCCGTGCCTTAAATCATAATCTATATAGTTCCAATGTGCCAGCCTCAATTCACCACGATAAAGTGGTTTAACGATGCTATCCATAAGATTTTCAATATCTTCTGGAACATCATACTCTACCATTTCCCTAGACATATGAACAACCTTTTTGGGGTCGTACCACCTATTTCCACGATACTCTTCCTGTCCGCCATTAACAAGATTGTACTCTGCATTACTATTTTGTGATAAAGTATCTTCAATAATTTTTGTTACTCTAAAAACTTGATCATCAGATAAAGCATCATTTACATAAAATGGCAAGTCAGACAAATAGTTAGACATATCGTCAGACAGGTAGTCCCACATCTCTGGGGCTGTAAATTTTTCCATAGTAGAATTATACCATAGATTCGCCGTTCACTATATTCTGCTTATCTTTACTAGTAACGGTTGCCTTGCCTACAAACCATGGTAAAAGAATGTCATACAGATCCACTAGGAGATTGACATCCTGGATCTGATACTTCTTCATCTCTACCCACGCCTTGGCATCTCCCTCCATGCACCTAATCCATAGGCTAAATCCTGAGTGCTTTACCTTTGCACCAACGCCAAGCTTTTGTGCGACATAGTCTAGCTTGTTGGATGGGAACTGGAAGTTAGCCTTAACAATTGACATAAGGTCCAGGTCTTTAACTGTTGATGGTGGTGCCATGCCATTCTCAAGGAACTCACGGTTAATGTGCTTATGGTCAAATGCTGCTGAGTTCCACCCAACTAGGACATCGGCCTCCTCCATGAGGGCATGTAGCTCCTGTAGCATTGCCTTCTTGCCATCGTGATGTACTGACTTAAAGATGACCTTCTTTGTACCGCCCCACCTGGCACCAAAGCATAGCATCTCGGTTGGCTCAATGATCTGATCAATACTTACGTTCTGGTCCCATAGGCCCCACACATAAGCTTTAATTGGTGTTGTCTCGATATCTAGATATAGTGTTTTCATTACTTCTTACTCTCTTCTACTAGCTGTTCTAGTAATTCTAGTTCAATTATTGCTAGTCTTGTTTTACGATTAGTTTCACCCAATACTACTACTATAGCAGGATCGTTGCCATTACGCAAGGCATCAGTTACAGCCTTTGCCCAGTTGTCTTGATTAACGGTAAAGCCCTTTGGATATTCTTTAAAGTCTACAGTAAAGTTCTCCCAAGTAGCATCACCTTTTTTGTTTCCTCTACCAGAGTTTTTGATGCCCTGGGCACCTAGCCTCTTGGTCTCTCCACGCTCACTCATTAATAAAGTCGGCTTTCTTTCTCTTTGGATCTAGACTAACCTCTGACAAATGCTTATCTGGGCACATCCATGTCAGAAGCTTGTCGTCTTGATAATGTCTGAGGGTTGATACCTCTGCCTTACAAACTTGACACAAGAATTCTCCATGATAAATAGAATACCTACCCATTAAGCTTTACCCTCAGTTCTTCTTGGAACGATTCGTTTTCTCTTACATAGTCAACGAAAGCGTCTCGTCCTTGAACCTTATTGCCGTCTGGCAACAGGTACCAAGCACCAGTTCTCTCTACGTAACCATTCATCTCTGCTGTGTCTACAAGATCTCCAACCTCATCAATACCAATCATGTCGCCCCTAAAGTAGAAATCATACTCTGCAGACTCTCCAGGAGCAGAGGTCTTTGAATTTAGTACGTCCCAGCGTACCTTGCGGCCAACCTTTTGCTCAATAAGCTTGTCTCCAACTTTAATCTTCTTTTTAATAGCCTGTCCGTCAGATGATGACGAGAATAGTTTTACAATAGTAGACGAAAAGAACTGCGTAGCATTTCCTCCAGTTGGTACAGCTTGTGTATAAGTTGGTGTAATATTGTTTCGTGCCTGAGAGATAGCAATAATTAGCGATGGCTTCTCCTGGTTGTTTGCATAGTTAATCATCATCCATGCATGCTTTAGATCCTTAGACTCTGCACCAATCTGCTTAGTCTTGTCTAGATCCTTCAGCTCTGTAGAGTCCTTCTCAAAGTATACCGCTGGTAGTAGTGAACTAATTGAGTCAATAACAATTAGGTCTACTCCTGCATGCAATAGAGCGACTGTCACATCAACCATGTCATTAATGCTTCTCGCCTCTGAGTAAATTAGCTGGCTCGTATCTACTCCAAGCTTTTTTGCCCACTCTTCATCGTAGGACATTTCTGCATCCACCCAAGCACACAGCTTTCCATCTTTCTGTGCCATACCTATTGTCTGTAGGCATAGGGAAGACTTTGCACTGGACTTGCTGCCCCACAGGAGTACCTGTCTACCGTACGGCAGACCGCCTCCTAAGGCCTTATTAAGACCTGGGCTAGGAGTAGCCTGGAATTCTGTTTTAATGCCCACAGCGGGCCCTAGACGCTTTCTAATCTTAGGATCTAGTAGTGCTAATGCTTCATCAATTGTTGTCAATTATATCCTCCAATATAACGGTTCCATCTTTTGTTTTTCCAAAAGAAAATGTGTATGCATTTCCTTCTTTGATCTTCATGTAAGCCTTTGCAAACGTAGTTGGGAATACTGTTACTGGGTGTAGCTCCCTAGAAGAGTCAGCCAAAGTCATTGAGGCCATCTTCTTTCCAGCCTTAGTGACCCTAGGGTTAAAAGACACAACGTACATCTGGTCATCCTTATATGGAAGTTGTTTGTAGTTTAGGTATCTAACCAAAGCTGACTCAGACTTGCCTAGCTCATCTATAGGAACATAACTAACAATCCTATTATCACTAGCCAGTAAAAGATACGTACGGCCTGGCTCGATAGCTGTCTGCTCTTCATCAAAGATTCCAACGCTTCCCGTCTTGTCCAATACCTCAACTCTAGACCATCCCTTCCCACGCTTGATTGACTTTACCATTCCCATAAGTACAAAGGCACCCTTCTCCTCGAACTCTTCTACATCATTGACAAATGCATAGAAGTGTTGTGGAACAGAAATATTAAACTCTGGAAGGTTCAGGTACTCGTATAAGTTTTCCCGAACCTCTTCCTCGTTTCTAGGATTATCATAAAATGTCGCTGCACCAATGAGTCTCAGGGATGACAATGATCTGGTGTTGACACCGCTACCCTTGTCTACTGTAAACTGCTCTAGCTCTGCATAAGAGGTGAATGGCCTACGTGCAATAAACTTCTCTGCAATATTGTCAGAGATATACTTGATTCCAGTGAGACCGAATCTGATCCCCTTGCCCTCAATCTTAAAGTCAGCATCTGAGTCATTAATGTGTGGAAGCTTGATGCTAATCCCCATACGCTTTGCCTCAATAAGGTACTCGGTGCGTGCATCCTTGTCCTTCTCGTTCTTAAGGATAGAATACATAAACTCTAGAGGATAGTAAGTCTTTAGCCATGCCGTCCAGTACGATAGCGTAGAGTACGCAACAGCGTGCGACTTATTGAACGAATACCCTGCGTGGGCTTCAAAATCATGCCATAGGTCAAGAGCCACATTAGGGCTGAGAAACTTTGAAGCACCAGCAACAAAGCGGTCCTTAAATACGTCAAACTCTTTGGCATCTTTCTTCTTTCCAATGATCTTACGAACCTTGTCTGCCTCTGCCATGGACATGCCACCAAGCTCTGTACAAGCCTGCATAACCTGTTCCTGGTATAGGATGCATCCATAGGTCTCTGCTGTAAAAGCCTTCATTACCTGGTGGTGGTAGCTAATGTTCTGCTTACCATGCTTACGAGCAATGTAGTCTTTACCAATAGTATTAGCAGCACCTGGACGTACTAAGGCGTTTGACGCCGCTAGCTCTGCAAAATTCTTTACGCCCATCTTTACAAGAAGGTTTGTATATGGGGTTGCCTCACACTGAAAAACACCCTTTGTAAAGCCGTCAGAGAGCATCTGATAGACTTTTGGGTCTTCCATGTCTGTTGATAGCAGGTCTAGTTTTTTGCCGTGACGATCCTCAATAATATCTAGGGTATCTCTTAGAACTGACAAAGTCTTTAGACCTAGTGCATCAATCTTAATTAGACCAATACGCTCTGCCTCCTCCATGTCTACCCCAACAACAGGAATACGCTCCTTGGTTCCTGGTGCAGTCCTGGTCTCCATTGGTGCAAACTTAAAAATGGGCTGCTTAGAAGTAACAACGCCAGCAGCGTGAATTCCAGTACCACGAATACGACCACGGAGTTGGTCTCCATATGCCTCAATTTCTGGATACTTTTCACGAAACCATGTTGCTTGCTTTGAGTAGCAGTAATCGTCCCAGGTGTCAATAACCTTTAGAACCTTGTTGACATCACTCAGTGGTATATGTAGTACACGTGCAATATCTCGTACAACACCCTTATCCTTGAACTGCAGGAATGTAGCAATAGAAGCTACGTGCTTGTACTGTCTAACTAGGTAGTCTTTTACCTCATCACGTCTAGAGTCCTGAATATCTGTATCAATATCAGGAAAGTCATTACGCTCAGGGTTAATGAACCTAAAGAACAGAAGACCATGCTGAATGGGGTCAATGTCAGTAATCCTAAGTGCATAACAAAGAAGAGAGCCTGCTGCAGAACCACGTCCTGGCCCCACCATGATTCCTTCTTTTTTTGCCCAGGCAATCATGCTTCGCACTACTAGAAAGTAAGGACCAAAGTTCTTATCCCTAATTACCTTAAGCTCTTCGTCTAGCCTTGCAAGATATTCGTCTGTGTGTATCCCACGATCTTTCAGTCCTGCGACAGCTAGCTCGTATAGCTCTTTGTCTGGATCCTGATACTGCACTGGCAATAGATCTAGGTGATCCTTAATCTTATAGTCTTCTACTTTGTCCGCTACCTCTTGGGTTGCAGAATACATGTCTTCACGGTCAATCCCCTGGGCCTGCATAGCAGCCCTCATCTCTTCATCAGATAGAAGGTGAATGTCGAACTTAGAAAAGCTAATCTGTCTTTCTCCATATAGATAGTCTAGACGATCCATAAGGTTATCGTACTTCTTGGACTTCTCGTATGTGGCATCCTTCTCAACTTTGTTTGAATAGCTGTTCAGGATTAGCTTAAGCTCTTGGATTTCTTTTTGACCAGTGTGTGCGTGGTGGCAGTCTGGTGTCACAATTGGTGTAACATCATACTTATCAGCTAACTCTAGTAACTGCTTGTTTACTTCTGGTGGATTGTGAGGCATAACCTCAATATAGAAGTCATCTTTAAACACACGCTTGTGCCACTCGATAATACGCTTGGCTTCTGCAAGCTCTTCTGCCTCAATAGCTTTTGCTAGGGCACCAGAGAGACACCCAGAAAGAACAATTAGTCCCTCCGAATGCCTCTCTAGAACCTCATAGTCAAAGCGTGGCTTCTTGAAGAATCCTTCAGTCCACGCAATTTCGTTGAGCTTATTCAGGTTTTCAAGTCCAACACTATTCTTTGCAAGCACAATAATGTGGTTATACACTAGGTCTAGTAGGCCGTCACGTACATCTGTAGCACGCTGGTCCTTCCTATCGTTAGTAATATACCCCTCAATACCCAATACTGGCTTGATGCCCTTTTCCTTAGCGATACGGTAGAACTCTCTGTGACCAGAAAGCGAACCGTGATCTGTAATTGCTAGGGAAGACATGCCAAGTTCTTTGGCACGTGTTAGGTACTCTTCTGGAGTTGCAATACCGTCGAAGAGTGAGAAATGTGTATGTACGTGAAGTCCGTTATAGCTCAACCTAGCCCCTACCAGTCGATATTGGTAGAGGTTACGGATGGAGCATCAAATCCAAAGTAGAAGGACTCCTGCTCTGGATAAGGGATCTCCCTTACAACCTTTTCTAGGTTGTGGAACTCGTGAGTTGACCAGTCGTATGGCTCAGAGTCTGGTCCAGTTGGGATAAGAGTGTAGTTTGTCTCTGTTCCCTGACCGTTACGCTTTAGCTTCCACGTAAGATTGGAAATGCTTCCAGTCTCTAGTGCATACTCACGAATGGTGTTAAATGCAGACTGCTTGCTTACACCCTGGGACCATACAGCAATATATGGATCCTCTAGCCCGTCATCTACTAGCACGTTGCAGTAGAAGCGTAGCTTTGAACGCCAGCCAGCCTTTGGCTCCTTACGGGCCATCTCGCAAGCAAAGCAGCGACCCTCAGACTCCTGAGTACATGCTGCCATACGCTTGTAGTCTTTGGGATTTGTGTGCTGTGCAATGACTACAGAAAGTCCACGCTCTTCTGCATAGTGAGCAGACTCAGAATCTAGCTCTTCTGCAAAACGAATCTTAGCGGACTGTCCGTCTGCTAGCTTTACCCAACGAACCTTTGGACCGCTGGAGTCATACTTTGGCTTATCAAGCAGTGCATTGATATCTTTTAGCCCTTTAATTACGCTCATTTTTTCTCCTTGTTTTGTTTATTTATTGTAGCATGGCGGATATTGACTTGTCAAACGATATGTTGAGCTTTTTTATTTCGTCGTCATTCATTTCGCCTATATCTTTGTATTGTTTGTCTAGTTGAATCACGGTTACACGAGAACTAAGCTTTTCATAGATCCTGGTCTTCATGTTACCGCCTGCTTCATCATTGTCTGCAACAACATAAATGTTATTGAAGTATTTTTGTAGCAAGTCTATTTGTAGGTTTGACACGTTAGCTCCCAGGGTGGCGACTGCAGGAAGCCCACACTGGTCTAGCCTAATTGCATCGAAAGAAGATTCTACCACATAAATCGTATCTTCGTTTCTAACTCTATGCAAGTTAAAGAGTACTTTTGCTTTTGGTAGTCCTGGAGTATTTTTAAAAACCTTGCCCTCTACAGACCTGCCCACAAAACCAACTGGCATGCCGTCAGGTGCACTGACTGGTACAGTAACCATGTCTTGCTTGGAGGAGTATCCTAGCTTAAACTTAGACATAGACTCTTTGGTTATACTCCTACCTGCAAAATATTCTAAAGCCCTAGGGCTAGACAAGGCTTCATTGTTTAACCTAAGAAGAACTTCCTTGTCGTATGGAACATAGTCTGGCTTTACTACCAAAGCTTTGGCGACATCTTCTTGAATATTGGTCTGCTGTTCTCTAGCCTTAATAAATCTAATTGACTCGAAGTAGGATCTGCCTGTTGCATGCATAACCAGCTCTGTAAGGCTAGCCACATGGTGGCAAGAAAAGCAAAAGAAGGTACCTTTAAATTTATCTACTTCTCCTGCTGGAGTTCTGTGGTTTGGGTGAAATGGGCAAAACAGGATATAGTCAGTATCAATCTCTGTCTCTACTGTGAGGCCGCTGCCTGTGAGTACACGCTTGATTTGATCTGGTGAGTATGTATCGCTCTTGATCCGTCTAGTCCTAGTATCCATTCGCTCTTTCTTTTCCCTAAATAAGTTCCATATACCGATAATTCAAATTCAAAATATTGTGCTTTTTCATTATAGCTTGTTGTGAAGTCTAAGTCAACATCCAATCTTGGAACATATCCAGACATTCGCATGCTTGTCCATAATAGCCTAACGTATTCAGCCTTCAGACGCATGATCTGAGAATCATCATGGATGATTCCTTCTAGGCTAAACCTTTTAATAGGCCTATGATGTACGTAACTCATACAACCATTATACTAGTTATCTTCAAAATCTTTGTACTTATAGTAACCTTTATCAAAGTCAGCCTGCACAAAGAACTCACCCATAAATCCGTTACGGTTCTTCCTAAACACACACTCAATAACGTCTGAGTTAGGTCCACGCCCTAGAGCCATTACCCAGTCGGCATCGTAGGCTATCTGACGGCTCCAGGCAGTCTGACCTAGGGTTGGAACGGTATCTAGCTTTGTAACGTCATCTGGAGTCGCTGAGGAGATAGCTATGATTGGTACCTCTTCTGAGATAGCCATAAGCTTAAGCTCACGAGAAAGATTCTTCATCCTAACAGTTTCGCTATCTGCCTTTTGATTAGGAGACATTAGCTGTAGGTAGTCTACGATAATAAAGTCAGGCTTGTACTGGTCAATCTTTCCACGAAGAACAGAAGGAGTCACCTCGCCACCTGAGTCATTTGAGATGATGTGAAACTCTGGCTTTCCTTGTACCTTTTCCTTATGCCACTTCTTAAGCATATCTAGATCTACCTGACCTGAGCTTAGCTTACGGTGTGAGAATAGACCATCACCCATAATCGTAAATACACGGTTACGAACTTCTGTCTCGCTCATCTCAAGACTTACTACCATTGGAGACTTGCCCTGTTTCCATGCCTGTACCGCAAAGTATAGGGATAGCCACGACTTACCAATACCTGGATAAGCTAGGAATACTCCAAGCTGTCCTGGCATAATGCCAGCTGGAAGGTAGTCATCAAAGCCTGGTAGGCCAGTCTTAATTCCAGTTATGCCAAGTTCTGCAAGCTCTTTCTGTTGTTCGTAATATGCAACTGCAGACTCTAGGTCTGTGGCATCAATATCTCGAATTGCTGCTGAGCCTTTCTTGAGCTCTGCAGTTTTAGAGATTAGCATTTCTAGTGCTTCTGTAGTTTTATTAGCCTGAATGTCGCCTGCAGCAGTTCTTAGAACCTCTTTAAGACTGTTATGCATAAACTCTGACTGAAGCTCTTCTAGGTGGTGCTTCGTAGCTCCGACACCCTCTTCTGGGTGAAAGTCTCTAAACTTGTCTACGACTAAATCTACTGGTGGGGTAGCACCATTTTTTTCAAAGTATGTTCTGATGAATTGCCAGATATCTCCGTGGCTTGACATCAGATTGTCTACGTTTGCCTGAAGCAGCACGTGGACCTGCTTATCCTTAAGGACAGCTGATATTAGTTTGGATTCTGTATTACTCACTTAACCACTTCTTCGCTTGTTGTCTGCGTTGTTTACGCTCTTCTAGATCCTGCTTATACTGTTGCTGACGATTAATAATATCCTGAGCATAATGTGCAAAGTATTTCCAGTTGGGACTTGGTGCTACACTAAAATAATATTCTAGCAGATCGTAGCATTCTTGTAAACCGTATGAGTCAACTAAGGCATCTGCTGCCCATTGCTCAACATTTAAATTGACTTGCGGTCTTTCCTCATACCTTGCAGTATGAAGTTTACTGTAGCGACTCAGCAAGGCAAAACGTTCCTTGCGATCAGCCATTACTTACTCTCTAGCTCCGCAGAGGCCTCTTGTACCTTCTCTGACAGTTTAGTCTCTACGTACTCGTAGATTCTGGTAAATGCCTGATCTGTATTCTCGCCTTCACGCTTGCTATCTGTAATCTCTAGGTCAATACGCAATGACTGAAAATTTCCTAGATTTAGGGTGTAGCCAAGTGCTACCCTTACCCTGGTGTCTTCGTTATTCATACCCGATTCTCTCTCTTAAATTGATTCAGACCAAACTGGAATGAATCTCCCATCTTCTGTTCTCGTATAAGTCAGTATACCATCGCCCATACGCCTTGTCAACTCCTGATTGGATGGTGTTATATCATTAGTGATAAGTCCATCTTTGCGAGGTCTTCCCATATGGTAGGTAGCTAGTATATCACGAATTTCTCTCACCTGTGTCTCAGAATAATAACTTCTTACTTGCCACGCCGTCTGTCCTCCCTTTTGTGATCCAGTTGGATGAGGAATAACTCCACGCTTCATTAGACTTGGCATATACTTCTTGTGTCTGTTTACTAGGTCTGCTGTTTCACCAACAGTGTACGCACGTTTTCTATTCTTTTTAAAGTCCGAGATAAGACAGCTTTCAATTCTATCTTGAATAATATTATAAACAGACATAATTCCATTAGACCTGTTAAGATGATGAACCCGTACCAAATCTCCATTTAAAAACCATACCTTTTTATTTCCAGGAATTATTGGGGCCTCGTTATATTCTTCACGAGTCCTATACCCACGCTTTGGATTGGGAGCCATGGGTTCCTACTAGTTAGGCACACCAATTGCGATTAAGTTAACAGAAATAGATACCTCACCAGATGTTCCAAATCTAACAATGCCCTCAATTCTGGCATTGCTTACTGAAGTAAGAATTACTGTAACATTTTTACCTGCTGGGGTGTCTCCGATATTTACTGCCGTTGCCGTTGCAATCGGTGCGTATTTAAAGTCTGCTGGAAAGTCATAAAAGAATGATCGCTCGTTACCAGCTGTAACAATACTGTTGTTGGTCACTGGGATAATACCGCCAAGAACCTTTGAGTCAGCTGTCCTTAGGGTCTGTTTACCAACTGCAGTATCAATTGTTGTATACTTTGCAGTAGATGGAGATACCTGTGCAGACAGATCATTGATAGCATTAGCTAGCTGATAGACATATGCAAGGTCTAGCGGTTGTCCTCGCTCTGGTAGTGGAATAATGGCCATGGTTTAATTATACCACATTCAAGTCTAGCACGCTAGTCTGAGCAACAACTAAGGACGGCAGCTGCTTTCTTGGCACAGTCATGTTTTGAATAAAGACTTGTGCAGAAACCTTTCCATCTGGGATTGGTATAGTGACATAGTTTCCAGCTACAGTAGCTTTAAACTCTGACAAGCCAGTGCTTCCAGACTGCGTACCCCAAGCAACCCACACATCATAAGGTGCGATTGATCCTGGCTCAAGCTCTTCCCAAGATATAGCCAATAGTCCATTGCCACTAGTGACAGAGATCCTGTCGTCCTCGGCAATCTCAAGTGGCTTTGGCTCAAGAAGGTGCTGTGGTGACCAGTGAGAAACCCTGTTCTTGTCTTCCGACACTATCCTAAATCTTACAACATACTTCTCTTCATCTGTGTTTAGAGGCGGCAGCTCTGACTGACGAATAATGATTTTTTTAATATTGCTATCGGCCATTACGCTACATCCATTGCAAATCTAAATTCCACAAGGTTGGCAGTGTTTGGTGCCTTTAAGATTGGGAGTCCTGAGTCTGTCTTTGTTACTGTGTACCCTGTTAGTCCATAGACTGGGCTTACGGAGTTCAGGTTTTCTACACGCATAGCGTCAAGTGCTATGTAGTAGTCTGATGAGAAGTCTCCTCCGCTTATGGCAGATGCATAAATCTTAACTACGCTCGCTCCCTGCCAGGAAAACTCTGAGCTTTTGTCTAACTCTTCCAGCCTTTTGCTTACAACAAAATATCTGTTATTAGCAAAATCACTTGTAGTAGATAGAAGGTGAGTCTTGAATCTGGCATACTGCTGGGTTCCGCTGCCTTCTGGCGTAGCAAACTCCACTATAATTTTAATATCTGTTGGGGCAGTGCTGTCTGCATTCTTATTAATAACTGAGAATGCGAGCCTGAGCTCATCCTTTGCAGAGTACTTATCCAGATCAAGCTGGATGCCATTTAAGTGAATATGAGTTGGATCGTAGTCAACGCTTTCTGGATCTGACTCTACGTAGAGATTATCTCCAGTTCCAAGCACTGACGATGTGTCTCCACGCATAAATATTACGCTATTTAAAAACCTTGGTCTTTCGTTTCTTTGAGTTCTTACCGTGTCATCAAGCACGATGTCGTCTGCATTTGCCTGGAAAACTTTCTCTTCAACATTGATACTCGACTCCAATCCTCCAGGAGTTCCGTCTGCAAGGTTATAGAGAGTATCTGGGTGTACAGGAATGTCAGTTGCAGAAACGCTAGTGTGGTACTCCCAGTTTTCTGTGTTAGTAAATGTATAAATATTTCTACTTTGATTAGAGCTTGTTACTGGGTTTGTTCCTGCAGAGTATAGACCAATCTCCGTAATCTCATATCTTTCTGAAGTTGGTAGCTCTGATGTAAAAACTATCTCGGTATACTGTACTGGGTTTCCATCGCCGTCAACCGTAACGTCACCGTTCTCGTCTAAAACATTTTGAGTAACATATCCTCTAGAGATAATAGGTGCCCTAAACATCTCAAAGTCTAGGCTTTCCTTCTGCTCGTATGATGATAGGTTAAAGTTATCTGATGTAGATAGCGGTGCTGCACCACAGCCAAAAGCCAAATATGATGCGTATGACGGAACGTGGCCAATCAAGTACTTGGCTAGAATGTCTTTTCCTGTGTTAGTTATCATTTTTTCCTCTAGTATATTGTATCATTAATAATCTGGCCTGAGCTTAGTATCTGAAGTTCAACTTGCTCATCTTCTGCCAATCCAACCAACTCAATCACAATAGAGTTTTCTGAGTTCATATAGACATAAAGTCCACCTAGGCCATTGCCCTCATTGGGAAGGTAGTCCTCTAGCTTGATAGAGAAATTGTTAAAAAATGCCCGTGATGAATTCTGTACTGGAATTATTGTCTGGGGTCCATACTTGACAGCAAGTTGTGCGAGATTCTTAATTGGCTGATAAGCAACTGTTTGGCCGTTAATTGTATCGTGTCTAGATATGGTTATGATCTCTTGAGCAGACAACTGCTCTAGGGCAATGTTAAAGATACCCTCATCTATCTCTATTGACTGGTCATCCAGAATAATGTCTGGGGTGGCTTCCTTCACAGATGAAGAAGATGAAGAGCTAGACTCTGGAAGGTTTGCTTCAGCTGAAACCATATTATGACACCTCGCTTACATACAACGTCATTTCTGGACCAGAAGACATTCTGGAATATTCTATATTATATACTACAAAACGCTTAGTGGAATCAATCGCAAGGTCCTTTCCCGAGTCTGACTTGTATTCAATCTTTACGATGTCTCCAAGCTGGATCATGGAATTAGGAAAGACCTTTATTCCAAGGGAAGCTCTAGGCTTCATTATTTTTGACACAATCCATTCCATCATGTCAGAGGCTGCGTCCTGGCTTTGGATGTAGGATGCATCTAAGACAAACTCATTCTTACCATACTTAATCCGACTATTCTTAATTCTGTTGTATTCTTCTCTAGAGACAATTGGAGAAATGCTCTCTGGATCATTGGATACTGCCGAATCATAAAATGATCCTCTATTGGAAAAATGTGAGTCCACGGTTAACTCATTAGATGACTTTTGGGTGAATGCAATTCCCTGAATCTTAAGATAGTTTCCGCTATTTTCGCTTAGGTCTATGGTAGAGTCAGTTGCGTTAAATACCATGAACTCTGCTCCATATGCCCCTGCCATAAAGCCAGAGACGGTATATGTCTTAATCCTATTAAATGTTGGTGCTAGTCTTGCATATAGTGCTGGATATGCCTTTTCATATCTCACATTAAAGTAAGCAGCCTCTCTCATAATTGTTCCAAACTCATCAAAGTATAGGTTGTACTTAGGATCTTCTGCTGGACTTATACCAGACAGCACTGTAGATTGCACGATGCCGCTCATTGAGTACTTTCTGAATGACTCGCTGAGGCTTATCTCTCCTGAGCTAAAAGCTGTGCTCGTTGGCAGATCAACTGCTAAAGATGGGTTTTGAGAATAGTTTGATCCGATAGCATATATATTTTCAAACATTGCACGAGATGCTCCACGTATAAATAGTGCCATGTTATTGTATACTGGCAGTGGACTTAGATCATTTACAGTTCTGATAAGCTTATTATTTAGATAAAGGTAAAAGGTTCTTGTCGTGCCGATATCTTCATACTCTACCGCTAGATCATATACGCTAGGATTTTCCTCTGCCACCATTCTATACTGACCTACGAAGTCACCGCTATCTACCGTTATCTTTGTGATTCCTCCCCAAAGCATTACTGGCACTGCCTCGCCTGTGGTGGCATCTTTCATAATTTTGTAGAATACAATATTAAACATTGAGTCTTTATTTTCAATACTCTTTGTGTCGACAGTGTCTAGTGCTATAATTTCGTAGTAGTATCCATTGTTAGTTTCTGGATTGATCAGGCATGCGAGGCCTGCACTACCGCCGCTAACTCCATTGTAATATGGTGTGCTTCCATAAGGCGTCTGAAAGTTTATCTCATTGTTCTGACTCTTGCCAACAATCCTAAGCCTAGTCCCAAAATGTTTGAAGTTATCAGACAGTGGCTTGTGAACATAGGAGATATAATTAAGTGGGTCTTGCGTACTGGCAAAGTTTCCACCAGTCATTACTAGTGCTGATGCTTGGACAGTTCCTGTCTGTGTTGACAGTAGCCTATCAACATTTACATCTTTTGGAAAGTTAGATGCTAGATAATTCTTTATAATTCCATTCCTAGAGCTTGCAACACCGACAGCTCTATCGGTTCCAGCTGCTCCGCTTTCTAGTGTTACGCCACGTAGGCCTGCAGTTATATTGCTAGAATCCTCAATGCCGAATATGAGATTGGCACGCATCTTACAGCCTTTAACATTAGCGTTGTCATGCCAATATGAATCTAGTCCTGCAGAGTGTTCTGTAATCTGTGTACCAAATTGGGCTCTTCCATTTCTAGCTATTGAACCTGGCTTAAGCCTTGTCACTCCATCGACGACTTCGTACTCTGGCTCTGTAAATATTCTAACCAAACCAGTAGGGTACATCTTTCCGTTAAATGGAATCTTTGCAAAATACTTTTGGTAATCTTTTACACTTGTAATCCAAACATTCCCATCGGTTGACTCTATTTCCGACAGTCCTGGCACGCTATACTGAACAGCGTCAAACTTAATAATTTCTCCATTTGCATACAGGTAACCGCTATACCTAGCCATGAAGTTGACTGCTTCGCCAATGTCAATTGTGTTATTGATTACTGCACCATTGTATACTGATGGCTCTGAGGATGGGATGTCCGAATTGATTGGGTATGCCCCTAGCGTATAAGACTCTTGCGTTCCAAGTGTTTCATTCTGTGAAGTTACACTGCTTTCTGGGGCTACCTCCCAAAGCTCTGATGCCTTGTATACCCAGTTAATGTCCCTTTGTAACTTGTCTGCAGATCCAATGTTCTTGTAGTTTTTCTGAATATACCTTGGAGTATACCTAACAATTCCATCATTGTATACACGGTTTTCTTTAGAGGCAATCTCTATAATGTTTGCCTTAGATAATCCGTTTGACAGGTTCTTGTAAGCACCTGCAGCCTGAGAGTCTCGGCTGCCTAGCAGCGTTATGTCTGTAGACCGATCGCCCTCACTTGCCATTAGATACTCTTTTGTCATCACTACAAAGTTATTATATTCGTCAAAGAACATGGCACTTTGTGTTGAAACCGCCAGGCTTTCTAGGACCTCGGCTAGGGTCTGATTTGAATCTACAAAGAAATATGGAATGATAGGCTCTGCTTGACCATCAAGCATTTTAATTGTGTAGTTTGAAAAACCAACATAGTCCAAGATTGTAGATATTGCATAGCTTAGAGAGGTATCTGGTATCATTAGCTCTGGTGCTGAAATTGACTCTAGGTGAAAGAATAGATCTCTTAAAACTAGGTCTGTAGACCTTGTCTGCACATTTGTCTCTGCCATGCCATCTACGTAAAATGTTTTTAGTGGAACGTGGTACTTGTACCCATCCAAATTCTTAATAATATCATATAGCTTTATCTGTAAGTTTTGTGATATAAAGCTTTGAATTATGCTGTCTGAATTTACCGAGCTAAATGCTAGTTCAGTATCAAACAGCTCTAGGCTACCCGTAGATGCTAGAAGCTGACCTACTGGCAATCCAGTGACCCCTAGATCTGAAGCAGTTTTATTTACTGTAAAAGACTTTGTCATATCTGTCAAGTCTGCCACTAGTCTTGGAGACATCTCAATTAGATCAAAGGTTGCATCCGACTTATTCATAGTATCTACCAGGATTCTTATTCCAGATATTTCTTGGAATTCTGTATAACCAGAACGTCCGCTTACTGGGTCAGTGTATTCTGGTGGAGATACCAAAGTGTTAACAAAATTTGACACATTATTAGCTGACTCATCTTCTACCAGGCTCCAGCCAAAAGTTGGAGAAAATGACTCGAAGGAGCCTGACGAATCTTGCCATATATAAAATGTTCCAGTGACGTCAGTTGGTCTTTTAACTAGATAAGACTGACCATCTGCAGCTGTTTCTGGCAACACTTTTTCAGAAAAGATTTCTCCAACAAGGAAAAACGAATTCTTATATTTTTCTGGAATGATTACGCCATATTGTAGCTCAACATAGCCGTCTGATTTAATTATTCTTGAGCCATCTGTTCTGGTTGAGCTTTCACTAAACGATATGGCATCTATCCAAATATCATTATCTAGGTATTGTACTGACCACTTAGAGGGTACTGTCATGTTCTGGTCACCGTAGAAAGGGTCTGAGAAGGCCCCTGAGCCGCTGTAGAAGGGTCCTAGGTCTGATCCTCCAACATTGGTTTGCATTTTTACTACAAGCCTGTTTGCAGGAATTGGATTTTTATACACAACAAATGGTGCTGCATCGTCTATGTAATATGAACCGTTTATTAACTGATTTCCAATACCACGTTCGACGTTATCATCTATGCGATAGGATGTCCAATATTTAAACTTGTCGTCCCTGTGCCCCATATAATATCTTGGCCGAGTTGCCATACTGCTATTAGCAAAGTGAATAAAGTTATTGTTAAAATATCTAATCTTATTGATACCTGAACGTGGCCTAAATCTTCCCAAGCAGTCTTCGAGAGAATAGAGCATCTGCTCCTTCTGCCTTCTAGACTTAAAGGTTGTGGGTGTATCGTCATCATCGAATCCGCCATCAATGACTATGTCTGAATAAGTTGCATCAGTATAGTAATTCCCTACGTCATCGCTATCAAAAGTATTGTTGGCTACGGCATAGATAGACTGTGCAGATGCTGGCAGGGAAGCTCTTTCCGAGGGCCTATATCTATAGTTACCAACCTGCAGGATGTTGTCTGCAATATTCATGTTCCATTCTGCAGACACAAGACTATCACTGCTTACAGTTGATGATGTTGTTAGGTAGGACTCAAGATCTGTATTTTGAAACATTTAGACCTCTTCAAGTCTCATGCTTATGTTCCAGAAGTCATAGGTGCCGTTTCCACGCTTTACCACGCTATAGTCAAAGCTAGAGATGAACATCTCTACTACCTGACTATATCTTCCTAGCTGATTATACGCAGCTGGAATTGATCCATAGCTCTTGTAATTATCGTAAGATATAAACACCCAGAATGGATCAGTGTGCTTATTATACCAGTCCATTAGTTCTACGCCACCTGCACCGTTGTCGGCTGTGTACTCTTCAGTTTTTGAGTATGGGGCTATCCCAAGGGTGTCAAAGTCTGGTCTGCCAGGAAAGGATCTAGATGGAAGCATGTCCCAAGAAACTGATAGCTCCAGCTTGTCTGCAATATGGTAAGAACGCATTCTGCCGTTTACCATTCTTTCACGGCTTTCAATTCTATTAGTTGAGAAATCCAACCCACTTCTATTGTGATCGGATAAAATTACAAACTGGTCGGCTAGGGACAGGTCTTCTCCCTCTGGCAATAAGGCTCCTACCTCATATCCTTCTGGAGCATATAGGACTTGCTCATTTTCAGTACCCTGGTCTACAAAATCAATTGTTCCAGGATTTTCGGAGAATAGCAGTGCTTGAGGGCGTGAGTATTTTTGCCTTTGGCTCATGTATAGTGCTGTTGCCATTAGAACCTATTACTCCTTAGTCTTTGTGAGTCAACTTGCTTAATCTGATTCATGACTGCCCTGGCAATTTGATCTGGGTTAGAGTCTGACTTAACGTTGACATTTACTTCATAACTATTATACATGGTTCCACCTAGGTTTGCACCACTATTAATTGCTTTGAGGTTATCTGCTCCAAACTTATCTACAGCATATTTTCTCACAACAAACTCTCCAGGGGTCAGCATTGCTGGGACTGTGTCTGTTCCCCGAGCATACCCACCTGCTGCAAAGTATTTTGGAACCATTCCACCAGTGGAGCGGTACATTACACTTCCTCCGCCGCCGCCAGATGTAGTGGTTGTTGTCTTCTTTACCGATGTCCACTGTCCCTTGGCTGTGTCAAACTTCCAGTAGGTATTGAGAGGAGTGTAGCTTGGCTTTGGTGGTATAGTTGCTGCAGTCCATTTGTTATTCTTAAGCTTCCAGTATTTACCAGTACCTGGATTATATGGAGGCATTGGGCCTGGATCCTTGGATGAAGTTGGGTCAGGGTCTGTAGACGAACCAGAGGAGCTGCTGGATCCAGAAGTGCTAGAAGATCCAGAATCTGTAGCTGTTGGATTTTGGGAAACTGGGTTAAAGTCTTCTGGCAACTTTGCAGTAAATGTTGCTGGGTCATTATAAAGTGCTTTAAGCTTCTCAATGTTGCTAATTGCTGCCAAAATCGATGTAGAATATCCCTCTGACTCTACCTTGGCAAGTCTGATTCCATTCTCTACTAGAGCCCACTCGGCCTTGGTCTTGTTCAAGTATCCATCGTTACCAATAGCTTCTAGGTTTACATCTCTGAGTCGTTCTGCATCCTTGAGTAGCTTCTGGTTTGGTTCCAGTCTTTCTTCTTCAATAACTGCGATCTTCTCTGTAATATCTTTAATCTCGTTTTCAATATCAAGCCTGGTTCTGTTGTTTGAAGAGGTAACGGATGTTAGCTCCTTCTGACGAGATGCCTCAAGAATCGCTTCCGACTTCTTTCTTTGCTGCTCTGCCTGCTGCCTTCTTTGCTCCTGAATTGCCCTGGCTGCAGCTGCAATGTCACCAGATGCCAAAGCAGAGGCAATATCTAGCTTACCCTTTTCTTGGCTTGCTAGGTCTGCATTGATCTCGTATACCTTATTAAGTGCTTCAACTCTTTCGTCATATTTCTTGTTGATAGCATCTTCTTGCTTAGCTATGCCGTCCAGCTCGTAGTTCAAATCGTCGAGTAGGTACTGGTAGTCCTCTATCTCCTGAGCAGCTTTTGTGATTAAACCATCTGTAGCATTCGTCAGGTATGAGGTGTCTGACTGGAAAGCTAGGTTGACAGCCTCTTCCTGGGCTGCAAAGAATTCTTTGATAGATGCAAATGCTTTTGAAAGACCTTGCTCAATTCCCTCTGGTGTTGTGTTTGCCCACTTCTCTTGTGCCTCTTGCAATTTTTGGAATCTAAAGATTAGCTCGTCTACCTCTTCTGTGGTAGCAGCTGTGGCTATAGCATAGGCAAGGTTTGCATCGCTAGCAATTTCATAAGAATCATTAAGGGATAGGCCTCTGGATGTTAGGGTGGTTACAGCCTGAATCTGCTTATTGATATCTGACACACCCTGAACAAGTGATAGCTGGTAGTCTCCAAGTGCTGCCTCTGAGAAGGCCCTGCTCATTGCTTTACCTGCTGCAGTTACCTTGACAACTCCATTTTCAATTGAAACAAACTTAGATCTAGTCTCTTCGTCTAGTCCAGAGATGTATGAAGAGAACTCTTTTCCGTACCCAGCAAATGTAAGCTGTTGGCTTATTCCCTTAAATAGTGTTAGCTCTTTCCCCTTGCCAAGAACTCTCATAAGCTCTGCGACGCCACCTGCAGCGTTTATAGCAGCATTCCTAACTTGCTTTAGCCTAGTTAAGATGTTTGCGAATGGGTCACTCTTTGATCCAGTGCCTGTGTCCGTAGGCTCCGTCTCCTCACCAGTAACAATGTTGGTAGTTGCTGCTTCCGTTATCTTCTGAGCATCTCGTGCCATCATATCTAGAATGCCCTGCGTTCTCTGGGCTGCAGTATATCTACCAGTAGTAATAGCACGATCAGCTCCTGGAGAATAGCTCAGTGATGAGCCGCCTGGCTTTATCCCCTTAGATGCTAGGAATGAGTCTACATCTGAATTAGAATAGGTTCCTTCTACAGTAAGCATGGTCTGTATGTATAGGAATCTCTGTACTGGGTCTAGTGTTTTGAAGTATTCTGCATCTTGTTTTAGGGCAGCCAGTCCATCTGACCCTAGAATATCTGTGTTAATAATTACGTCATACTCTAGCTTGTTTCCATCAGCTAGGTCATTAAGCTCTGTTAGCTTGCCTAGCAATGCCTCTAATTTCTTTGGATCCTTCATATAGGCGTCAAAGATTAGTTTTCCGTCCTTGCCGATGGCACCCTCATATGCAGTAACCATATCTAGAAGATTGAGAACCCTATTGAATTCTTCTGTTGATTGAGAATCCATCATTAGCAAGAAGTCTGATTTCTTTTGTGCAGCATTTGCATCTCCAGTAAACATAGACAAAATATTTGCCATCTGCTGACCAGTTCCTGCACCATACTTGATCATCATGTCTGCTACTAGCTCAATCTCTGTAGACTTAAGATCACCCTCAAGGATGGCCTTGGCGGCATCAATGCTTAGAGTATCACTAGCCAGGGCTGCATTAAATACTAGCTTTGTTTCACTACTGAGAACAAGGCTGTTTGACAGAGTCTCTATTAGCTTCTTTGCTTCTTCGTTTCCGTCAAAGAAGGCTTTTGCTAGCTCTTCTGATTGATTTACGACTGCTTCGATTGATCGATACTGTGTCATAAGACCAGCATCTACAGCGTAACCAGACTTTAGAGCTTTATCATATCTCTCTTCAATTTCTGTAATCCTTCCAAAAAGCTGGTTGCTCATCTGTTCATTAGAAGCGATTAGCTTTGCCCTTGCCTCCTCATACTCTTTCTGCTTTGAAAGTGCACCAGTAAGATCTCCGCTATCCTTCAGTGCTTGAATTTGCTTTAAGTACCTTGCGTCAAGTGTGTCTAGGCCTAGTGCGATTTGCTGAACTACACCATTAATTTCTCCAGCTACCTGACCCTCCAGGTTTCCAAGCTTCTTCCAGTCTACGTTACCAATAATTCCAGTAAGCCAGTTCCTCTCTGCTCCGCCACCTTCTGAGAATAGCTGCGTTAGGCTACCAGTTGGGCCAATGACTGAGTTGAGAGACCTTTCATTTAGTCTTACCTGAATTTCTAGGCCCTGGGTCAGGATATTTTCTCCGTCTGGTCCTAGTAGCTCGTTAAGCTGGCCGTTCACACTAAGTGCAAAGGTGCTATCTCCGAGCTGGTTTCCCAAAGCATAAACAATATTAGATGCCTGCTCCTTGGTCAGAATATTGCTGGCGACGGCCTGACCTAGCTGAGTTACTACCCTAGATACTGTAGGAGACTTTCCAAGCTTTAGCATGCCCTCTTCTACGCTTGTTACAAGTTCTTTCCCAGGGTCAGAGGCTAGATAGTTCTCTCCAAACTCTGTCTTTCCAGTCTTGACATTAATATCTCCAAACTGTGATGTTCTAGTTCTGGCCATTAGCTCTGTAGGGTTTACCGTGCCAGCAAACTTCGAGAAGTCATCCATGGCACCAGCACCTGCAGCCAACGAGTCAGCAAGCTTTCTTCCTGCTTCTGAGGCTTTTTTCTGACCCTCATGTAGCTTAAATAGTGTGAATCCCAGAAGTCCAATTGCACCAACGGCAATAGCAATCGGTGCTGGCAAAGCTAGTAGAGCAGGAACAATTGCTGATAGGGCTGGGAGAATCTGCATAGCCTTGCCTGCAATCTCTCCTATTGGGCCACCTACCTGAGTAGCCATGCCAGCGACCATGGTTGCAGTTCCCAAAATACCGAATGCTTTTCCTGCCCTGCCAGATCTCTTTTGTGCAGCAGCTTGTTTAGCTATCTTCTTGTCTTCTGCTGACAGGGCCTTATTGCGTGCTTTACCGTAGGCCTTACCGTCGTCGGCACCGTCTTTGGGTGCTAATCGGTGAGGGCTCTTTCTATCCCTTGTTTCTACGTAGCTGTCTTTTTCCTTCTTTAGGACTTGCTTCCTTGCCTTAGCAAATGCCTTTCCATTTGCAGTGCCCTCTGCTTTACCTTGCTTTTCTGCTTCTTTAATCCTTGCTTTTGCAAGAGCAATAACTGCCTTGTCTGCCTTCTTGTGCTCTGCAAGCCTTGCCTCTGAGGATTTCTTATCTCTTCTATCTATGTAGTTAGGTCCGCCCTCAATCTTTCTGCCATCTCCAATATCTAGGGCCACATCCTTTGCTAGACCAAACCTCTTTTCTCCCTTTCCACCACCGAGAGTACGGAATGTCTTTTTACGATCTTGCAGCACTCTCTTTTCAGCACTGTCTTCCATCTTATCGATGGCCTTGTTTACCGCTGGTGTAAGGTCCATATCGCTAAAGGCTGCACTTGCATCTGCTGCTAGCTCGTCAGCAACATTTTGTCCAAATTGCTTGAAGGCTGGGGAGTTTGGATCTAAGCCTGCTGCTTGAGCAGCATCTGCTGCCAGCCCTGCTGGGTTTTCTCTAATGATGTCTGCGGCCTGTCCCTTTGAAAGAATTCCACCCTTGGCGTTTAGGATTGCTGGTGTTGGGAAAACCTCTTCGCTATAAGCGTTAAGTCCCTTACCCATATTAAGAACTCTATCCCTATTTGTTCCTGGAGACATCTGGGCAGCTAGCTTCTGACGCTGCTCATTGCTTAGTGGAACTGGGGTGCCTGCGTGGGAAAGGGTCACGCCCTCATTGCCCATCACTAGTCTATCTTTTTCAAGAGCCTCTCTTACACCAACCGTTCTATTTCCTGCAAGGCCTAGTCCGCCGCCCATCTGCTTCTCTTCTTGTGCACGAAGAGACTCGCTTGTAATCTTCTTATTTTTTGACTCTGCTTCGGTCTGTTTTGCTAACGCAACGACTACCTGCTCTGCCTCTTCAGCACTTAGACCCAGAAGCTTTGCGGCCTCAATTAATTTATCTATTGTCCTTGCAAGCTCTGCTGCTGCTTTTGGCGAAGAGGACGAGAACTCTGCTCCGCCTACAGCTAAAGTAGCCCCCTTAACCTGAACGTTAGACCTTTCAAATCCTGGGATATTGTCAGCAATCATGCCAGAGATTAGAGAGCTGTACTTCTGTACCTTGTCTGCTGGAATAACTGCTTCTCCTGGAGAAAGCATGGCAGGGACAATGTCTCCAGCACCCTTTGGACCTGGCACTGATACAATTCCGCTAGCAAGCTTCAGGCCGCCCTTTCCGTTTGGTGCCTTGCCTACCCTGGTTCCAGATGCAACATTAAATCTATTTATGGCAGTTGTTGCCTGCTCATATGCTACTCTGAGGTTGGATATGGCACCCTGCTCAGAAGTAAAGATATTTATTAGGTTACTGTGTACTGCACCCAATGAGTTTGCAGAGGTTGCTGCCTCTAAGTGTTCTTGGGTCATGTATCCCATGGAGGCTGATAGCCCTGTACCAGCCTGAGAAACACCAATAAACAAGGATCTTACAACGCCAAATCCCTTTATGATATTGGCAACACCGTTGGCCAATAGACCAAATACCATTAGGGCAACTGGTGCAAGAAGTCCTAGAGTAGCTATAGTTCCAGTAATAAATGATTTGACTCCACTACTTAGATTATTAAACTTATCTAAAAGGTCTGTTGCAAACTTTACGATTGGAGTAATAAGCTCGGCAAACTGTTGTCCAATTGGAGCTAGTGCTTTTTGCAAGTCCTCGATTGACTTCTGGAACTTGTAGAGTGGAGAATCTTCTACTCTCTGAAGCTCTCTCTCGCTCAGGATGGCTAGCTCTTGTGAGGTTGCCTGAGTTAGCTGTAGAACTCTTTGTGCTTGATTACCCTCAGCTACAACGTTTTGGAATAGTGTGGAAATACGTGCAAACTGGAACTTTCCGAATAGCTCCTCAATTGCTCTGGCCCTGTTCAGGGGATCTAATGTATCTAAAGCTTGAGCAAATTGAATTACGGTGCTCTTGATGTCTCCTGCATTACCCTCTACGATACCATTAATGTTAATGCCAAGGCCACCGAGCATCTCTGTTGCTTTTGCAGTAGGGTTGATCATCTTTGCAAGACCAGACTTTAGTGCGTTAGCACCCTCTGAAGCATTGATGCCACCTTCCTTCATAGCTGTTAGGAAGAAGGCCAAGTCCTCTACGCTTCCACCTAGCTGCTGGATAACTGGTCCAGCCTTAGGAATTGCAATTGTCAAATCTTCAATAGCAGTTACAGTCTGGTTTTCTACTGCGTTTAGGAAGTCAATCTTTCCAGCAAGATCTTCTGCAGCAACACCAAAGGCATTCGTAATAGAGATAGTCGTCTCAAGTGCGTCTGCCTGCTCTACCCCACCAAGAACTGCTAGCCTAGTTGCCTCTGCTACCTGAGCAGTTAGGTCTGCACCCATCTTACCCATGGCAGCTGCGTCAGCAGCAAGGCCCATGGTATCGGCAATTGATACTCCATACTTTGTGAACTCAGATGCTAGCTTCTGAAGCTCCTTGGTCATTGCTTCGGTTTCAGCCTCAGTTGTGAATAGCTCACCGTACACACGCTTAAACCTAATAGCCTGTTCTTCCATCTCCTGGAATGTCTTCATTGCTGAAGAACCTAGAACTGCTAGTGGTAGGGTAAAACCAACCATGAGCTGGCGACCAGCCCACTGTGTATTCTTACCAAAGTTTAGAAGATTTGTAGATCCCTGCTTAAGTAGCTGATTAAAGATTTGCTGCTTCTGTGCAGTCATAGCAACCTGTGTTCCAAGGTTATCCATGTCTAGTGTAAGAGGTCTTACCTTAATTGCCTCGATTGCACCATTAGCAGTTTTACCAAGAGAGATAAATTGTGTCTGCATTGTCTTGACACGCTCACGTGCCACAAGCTCAATGGTGTCAAATTCTTTTCTAAATGCCCTGCTGAAAGTCTTAGATGTAGCAGCACCATACTTGAAGTATTGGCCTAGGGAAAACTTGTTCTTTTCAAGGGCATTTGTGAAGCTAGTGGCCCTGTCACTAATCGTAGTTAAGCTGCCAGAAAACTGCTTTGTGGCATTAACTGAATTTAAAAGATTTTTTGTAAGATTGTCTGAGACTGCTTTATTGGCAGCATTTCCAGAATTGCGGATGCTGGTATGAAAAGCTGATATCTGAGCTTGCAGATTTTTGATAGCTGATAACGCATTAGCGGTATCAATATTTACCTGTATATTAGACCTGATATCAGCCATTCATTAAGCACCTCGTGTTGTTCTACTTATTAGGTAGAGAGTTACCACCTAAAGCTTCTGTCATATTAATGCCAGATGCTTCTTCAATGATCTTATAGACGGTTGGTAGATCTATATTATCCTCTAGTGCTTTGATGTCTCCTGCAAGATCAGCGTTATACTGTTTCATTGCGATCTGGACACAAGCCATGAGAATATCCATTGACTTTTCATTGTTGTCTGCAACATCTGCGATGTCCTCGAACTTCTTTGTGAAGTCACGAAGCAACGAGATCTTTAGCGGGCGAACGTTAATCTCTGTCCCATCAATTAGCTTTAGAACCTTGTTTTCGTTAACGGTTGTAGCCATTGTCTCCTCTTCCTTTTACCACTTGTTGTGATTACTAATTATACCATACAGAGCCTTGTTTTTACTAGAGTTTCTCGTAGGAAAGCCCCATTCCAATGCCAAATCCAGCATCGGCAGCCTTCTTACCTGTCAGTGACGTGACATCGTTTTCCTGCTCCTCTGTCTTCTTTGGGCCGAACACCTTTTCCTTTAGCTTTGTCCACTCATCCTGTCTACCTTGATCCTTCTCCAAGTCTACCCCCTGGATAGCTGCAAGAAACTTCTTATCAGCATAGTCTGATTCGCTCTTAGACTCCAATATTGCAATAAGCTCTGGCATGGAGATTGAGGTCTCTAGCTCATAGAAGTCTTTCCAGATTCCCAACAAAAATGCTTTTGATTCTAGCTTAACTAAATCTAGTTCTTCCCAGCTAGAGCCAGAGCCTTCACCAACTGGCTTGGAGCCACTCTCGGCTTTCTCTGAAAAGGAGATTCCTCCAGCAATTTCTACAACCTTATACATCGTTTTTATGTCCATACTATCAGCTACTAATTCTGGGGATGCTATCTCTGGTCTAAACTGATTCATAGCAAAGGCAACGCACTCAATGAGAACATCTATCTTTTCATCTTCTGTGGATGCATTTTCTATTTCTGAAAACTTAGACATAAAATCTCTTAGGTAAAATATCTTTAGTGGGGTAATATAAATCTGGGTTCCGTCAATTAACTCTACAGTAGAGCTCTCATACACTTTATTGGCCATACTCCATTATAGCAAAAAACTGCCCCAGCCGTAGCCAGGGCAGTTCTATTAAGTTATATTTGCAGCTATTAGCTAGCTGGGATTGTGCGGTCAACGATCTTACCGTATGCACCAGAGTCGTTTGGTAGCAATCGGAATGATACGTCGAACATAGAAGCCTCGTCACGCTTTGCAGAAACTGTAACATTGTCAATCGACAACGCACGGTATGCAACGTAGACACGCTCTACCTGCTCTGTTGGAGCACAGTCACCTGTACCAGGACCAACAGCAACAAGTCCACGCTCTACTGGACACTCACCCAAGTTACCAGCGTTGATCAATAGCTCCTGAGAGTTTGATCCGATGCCAGTTCCTGTAAGGGAAGATAGGTCGTTGTCAGATGCAGCAATTGCAACTAGCAAGTTCTCTAGAGTAGCCTCAGCAAAAGTTGTGTTCATGTTTACCTGCATGCCCTGCTTGTACAGCTTAGCAACGTCAAGAACCTGGTCAACCTGTACTTCACCGAAGTCTGGCTGGAACTGAAGCTCCAAACCGTTCATGGTGTAACCTACGTTTGTGAAGTCAAGGTCGTCCGAGAGATCCTCGCGGAATGACTGAGCTGCAGTGTAGGCTGGTAGGTCTGCGTCGGTTAGTGTTGTACCGTACGTAAACAAAGATGCGGCACCAACGATAATGTTGGTACTCGAACCACGTGTATATGCCATAATTTATTCACCTCATTTTCGTTAGAATAATTGGGCGTGTTTCCTCATTACTAATTATACAGGACGATTATGATATAATTACGATTTGTGCCAATTATAGTCAATAATTATTTTGTTACCTGCAAAAGTTCTGGCTGTTCCAAAGTCAACAATGTCCCTGGTTTCTTCTAACTGGTAAACCTTGATGTCATGAAAGTATACAAACTCAAATGGGGTGCCTGCCTCATCTACCAGAGGATTGTCTGAGCTTTGCCTTGCACGAATCCAGTCATTCAAGTCCTGTGCAGACTCATCACCGTTATCTAGCAAGTCTTGAACTTGCTGGGCAACCTCAATTATAAATGGAATGGGGTTTTCACCAGTAGCGTAAAAATAGTAAAGTAGCTGCTCTGACTTTATGTGTGGGAATGGGCTTCTCCTCATTTTAAACATTCTATCGTATACAGCAAACTGACCATTTCCATTTGGAAAGGTTTCGGTTAGTGTATCAATATCTGTGGGGCTAGTAGGAAAAAATGGAAGTGTCGTATCTCCATCAAAGCCGTTCAGTGGGTTGTCGGAAAAGTATTCGGAGACCTTTTCTTGCATATAAGCATTAAGAAAAACTGGTGGGTAGTAAATTGACATTATGCTGCTGCACCTCCTGATGCCCAGTTATATCCAACGGTCTTTCCGTAGGACTTTCCTCCACGGAGGCCCCTCTGCATATTATTCGCATAAGGAAATGGGTTCTTTAAGTAGTCGAATATTCCACTGGACCTAATGTATGACTGAGTAAAGTAGCTCTCAAAGAAGGAATTAATTACTCGATCAAATGACCCAGTGGTTTCTTGCCCTCCAGGATTTGTAACAACAACTGGCTTGCTTGTAAAGACCTGCTCACCATTATCATTAAATGCTAGGACTCTGCCCTTGGGTCTAATTGTTACTGGGATTCCTTCTTCCATAATCCTAGCCTTATCATAGAATGGCGTTGTTGAACCATCTTGAATTGACGTTGACTGTCTAAAGGTTGAGTTAAAGGATAGGCCAGCACCAGTAACCAAATAGTCAATATCAAATAGTCTTCCAGCTGGTGTGCCTGTCATTGACCACTCGTATATATGGTTTAGTGCTGAGGGGTTTACCCTAGCATTTGAGTCTACAAAATTCTTTAATGCCTCTATGACATCTTTGCCTAGCTTATTTAGTATTGCTGACTTAGCAAGCTCTGTGCCCTCAAGGAAGCCCTGTGTATACTGAACTAGAGAGTTCATATCTTTCATCAGCTGCTTGTCATTAAATACTACCTTCATTAAATATCTACCGCCTGGTTCTCAGACCTACGCAATACGATCTTGTAATACTCTACGCTTCCAAATGGACCTACAAATGGTTCCTGGCTTGCTACCTCAAAGATAGTTGACTTGTTTACTCTAGACCCAGAAGTTTCTACATAGATTGGATTACAGTTGCTATCTTTGATGTTTGTGACTACAATATTTGTAATGGCATTATTTCCATCTGAAGATGATATTCTTAGGTCTCCCTTGGACCTGCCAACAAGTATCTTTTCCTGTGTTATGTTGACGTTAGGAGCTACCTCTTCTTTCATGGCAGTTCCTGGTGTAGACAGGCTTAGACTTATTGTCCTATCAAACATCCATTGCTTTTTAACGTTACCGTAGGAGCCTTGCTCAACTATTGGGTGGTATATTTCTGCCGATAGCGGAAATTGGTAATCTCCCGTATTGCAGTCTGCCATTATAACACTCCAAGTTTGGTGATTGACTTGTGGTACTTGGATAAAATCTTATCTACAATTAGGTTTCCAGTACCTTCAAAAATAGCCTTGTCGAACTGAATCTTAAACTGGTCAGTGTTGTAGCTTGTTACGTACCTCTTATAGTACTCTAGCTTTCCACACTCAATATCATTAATCAGTAGCTCTGTTGCCTTTACGATATCGGACGGTACCGTTGGGTATCCATGATCAACTACAACCCTGTAGTCATTTCTCTTTGGAAAGTCTAGATATGTGTATCCTACAACTCCGCTATCAGAGGCTGCTGCAGGCAACATAATTGGTGCACCTTCTGATCTGTTGTCTGTTCCCTCTACAACAACCACAATGGCTGTTTTATCCTTTGACATTGCAAAAGTTCTGTCAGTTACCAGAACGTTGTTTTCATAAACTTCGTTAACCTTGATGACTCTATCCCATACTGGAAGAAAGTCTGTACCATTACCAGGAACCTCTAGGGTCTTTTTTTGGTAATAGAATCCATCTGGAATGACTGAGTCAATAACTGCCCTGGCTAATTCCTCATTGGCAGCATAGGCAGCTATTTCAGAAGCTGTTGTTGCTTTATTGACTGCAAGAACGTATGGCCTAACTACCTCATATGTATCGTGAATTACAATTGCTCCGTCTGCAGTGGTGATCTCAATGTAGTAATTGTTATCATACTTAGCACTCAAGCTAATAGAAAACTCTTCTCCAGACTCACCAGAAAACTCTTGAGTGGATACAGAAAGATCCGCCATATCTGTAATTGAAGCAGTAAACGTTTGACTAGAAAACCCAGTCGGTATAGTAAGTGTTGCTTCTACAACATCATATGGCGGAACTCTCAGTATTTCCATTATAGCTTAAAGCTCCTTGGATACCTCGGCAGCATCAGCTACACGAATGTGGTCTCGTCCAATCCACTTGTCTGCCTGAGACTTTGGAACTAGATTAAGTCCAGTTAGGACTCTACCCACACCAACCCAAGTTACATTACGTGTTGAGTATAGTGCTACAGTCTCTTCCTTGTCAGATGCCTGCTTTGCAGCTGGCTTCTTCTTTGCTGGCTTCTTCTTTGTGCCAGTTCCGATGACTCCGTCAGCAACTGGTGCTAGGGCCTGCTCTACTGGCTCTGCGTCTACTGGACGCTCTGGGGATGAAATAACTTCATCTCCCTTTACTTCTTCAGCTAGCTCTACAGCTGGCTCTTCTGCAACTTCTGGCTCTACAGAAACTTCTTCCACTGGACGCTCAAACTCTGTTCCGTCCTGGACAAATCCGTCTCCATCACCATCTGTGGCTTCTGGGTTAAACTCTGCCATTTCTCCTCCTAAGGTTCTTTTAATATTATAGCAGATAAAAATGAAAGGGACAGAGGCCAGATAGCCCCTGCCCCTCTCAAGGTTATTCAGTTGGATTAAGCGTCAGCTGCTGCATCCGCAAATGCAATAGCGTCTTCCTCTTCCCACTGGATGCCGAAGCGGACGAATACGGTGTATTCAATGGTGTCCTTCTTGGCCTTGTATTCACGGTTTACTGTGATGTCTCGCTGGAATCCCCATACACGGTTCTGTGGGAATGTCAGGTCGATGTAGCCAGCTGGGTAGTAAGGAACTTCCTGGACCTCAACACCTAGAACACGGGTAGTGCGAGCACCACCGAATGTCTGACCGCTTCCGCCTAGGTAGGCTTCACGACCTGCTGGTGTTCCTGCAGCACCTGGGTGAGAGCCAAAGGCCTCAGCAATAGCGTCTGCAAGGGTTCCGTTGTTCTTTACGATGCCCTGGAATACGTCTGTACCTGCATAGAACTTAAGGTTGTTCTTGATTGCACGGTACTTACGTGGCATGGCTAGGATGATGTTCTGCATAACCTCTGGGGTCCATGCATTGTTTGCAACAGTTACGACTGACTCGTGTGCTCCACCAGTCTTTGCCTTGTTGACAAATCCATCCATGATCGACAGGAAGTCTCCTGTAGATCCATCACCGTTAATTGCTAGGTCCTCGATGTCATTTGCAAAAGCATTTGTCATCAAGCGTACTAGGTGGTCCTCAAGGGCTGCACCCTCGACGCCATCTTCTAGGGCCTCAGCTGAGACCTCCCAGTCCAAACGGATCTTCTTTGTTGTTAGCTCAACCTTGGTAAACTGAGCACCAGTGTTGGTGTAGTCACCGACAGCTTGTGCAGCTGCACGGATAACCCTCTCTCCAACATTGACCTTCTCGAGCTCCATGGTGTTTGCACGCATAGTAACTCTGCGACCATCTTTGGCGAGTACAGTTGCATCCCATACGTAGTCAATAAAACGACGTGCCTGTTCAGGGCGTAGGATACCACTACCTGCATCACCAGAAGGGTTTACAGCGTTACCACCAGATGTTAGGCCATACTCGGCTGTTGGAATGTTGCCCAATGTGCTTGCACCTGGGTCAGTCACACCACCAATACCACCAGATGCGAATGCACCCTGACCTTGGAATGTACCAGGTGCTGTTCCACCTAGCTCACCAGTTTCACCTGGCTGATTTTTGATAATCTCTTCCGACATATTGTCACCTCCTAAGTGATTGTTTTGTCTTAATTAAATAAGTCGGCAGTTTTGAGGAAACGACCGCCCCATAGGGATTTCTGAACCATATCTGATTCAGTTTCCTGAACAATCTCGCCTAGATCGCCAGATTTACGGAAAGCGGTGTCTGCCTCAACAGCATCTACTCGCTTGCCAAATTCGTTAAACTCACTCTTGGATGCAGTAACCTCGTCCTTTACGGACTTAATCTCTGCATTGGCACCATCGAGTGACTTCTTAAGATCAGCAACTTGCTCGTTAAGAGACTTAATAACTGCTGAAAGATCGCTAAAGGCTGATGTAATACCGCTCTGCAATTCAGCAACAGCGACAGAAACATCGTCTGACTTAGATACCTCTTCAGCTGCCTCAACAGAATCAGACTTCTTGTCTTCATAAGACTTGTCCTCTTCCTCCATATCAGCTGACTTCTCAGTGGCATCGGCTTCATCAGCCTTCTCCTCCATGTCGTCTTCATCCATGTCGTCTGTCTTGACAACCTCAGCGTCGTCTGCCTTCTCCATTGCGGAGTCTGCAGCCTCAACTACGGCATCTGCCTCTGGAGCGATCTCGTCTGATTTCTCAACTACAGCGTCTTCTGCTGCATTTGTGTTTTCTTCAGTCATAGGATCTTCCTCCTTGTTCATCTTAGAAAGATTAATGCCTTTAGCACTATCAACTAAGAACTTTATCATTTCTGTTTTCTCGTTGTCATTCTTTTCAACGAAACCTATGTTCTTCATAGCATTGCCATTTACTGGACTTACGGCTGAGTCTTCTGCCGATACCATTACCATGCCAGACTCATTATCCCAAAAAACATTTTCAATCTCTACATCAAATGCATCGCCCTTTACGACGTCAACGCCGTCCACCTTTTCGATAGACATAATGTTTGCAAATTGATTAGCTGGAGTGTCTACTAAGGACAGCTCTACTAGGTCATATTCTTTAATAACTCTAATTTGCTTTTCCATCTTCTCGTCATAAGCGTCGTCCCACTCATTCATGCGACCGCCAATAGAAAAGCCAGATAGGGTTCCATCAAGAACCTTTTCCCAGGTGTCTTGTGCACCTTTTGAAACATATGCAGATACATATACTCCAGAGAAGAACTTCTTGGATTCTGGATCAAAGTATTTCTCTTCTTTAAATGCTACCATTTTGCCGACTGCTAGTGGCTGGTGCATTTCACGAATGTTCCCACGAAACTTTGAGAAGGCACTGATTGATGCCTCTGTGGTTACAATGTCATCTTGTCTATCTACGTTATCAAGCGTAGCAAATCCTGAGACGATGCGTCTCTCTTTGTCTACCTTGCTAAAAGGCATTGACAGACGTACGTTGTCACCGTCTGTAAC